GATTGGTTTCGGCAAGAAGGCGAAGCTCAAGATGATTTATCACGGGCCGCGCTTCATGTACCTCGATATGTCGCAGGTGAAGCTGCCGAAACCAATCAGCATCGAGAGCGGCAAGATCATTCCGATGGATGAAGCCGCGCAGCGCCTCGACGATGCTGGGGCAGGTGAGGCGGCGAAATCTTGAACGCTGTCGATCAAGCGCAGATTGCGCTCTGGGATTATGGCGAACCGGTTGATGTCGAGATGCGAAACCCTGTCATTCGTCGGCTCTTTCTGGAGACGAATCTCGCATATTTCAGAGCGCACAGCCCGACGGCAAAGATGCTGATGAATCGCGCGCTGCGTGAATGGCGGCTGGTGATTCGCGTACCGGGTTTAGAGCCGATTCACCCTACTTTGTTTGTGGATACACGGTGCAGCGCCATGCCCGAATGGGGTGATGTGCGGCTGCTGCAGCCGATGTGCGGCGAGGCTTTCTGGCCGTTGTCGCCGTTGATGATCGTGGTAATGAGCGGCATTCAGCCGATAGCGAATTAAGAAAGGGAATTGAAATGACAGCATTGGCCCGTTTGACCCCGAAACAGCAGGAATTACTGGAGATGTACCACGAGGGCTTGGAAATCGACACGATCCGGCACGGTGTTTATCGAGTGAACAACGCTTTGCTGTCACGGGGGCTGATTCAATACCTGCCAATTGAAGGGCAGTGGGAGCTTACGGACGCGGGTAAAGCCATGTTCGAGGAACGCGATCTCACTGGAAACATCGTTGATATGTTTGCTCCTAAGCAGAAAGTGGAAATCCTGACATGGAACAACTGGGGCGGCAAGTACCGTGCTATTTGGGACGCAGGCAGAGTGGTTAAGACGAGCAGCAGTCGGGTTCTCGTGGCCATTGATGGAAAGGGCTACTGGCGCGATCCGCGCATGATGCGTCCTGCGCCTGTCGTCGAGGGGGTTTAAGCGATCATGGCAGTAGCCAATCCGCTTTTGAGTCGTGAACTTAAATTCAATACCAAACAGGTTGTGATCGACTACGTTCTCGACATGATCACGACCTCCGAGCAGATGCGTGTTGTTGGCACTGAATCACTGAGCCGCAATCCGCACTGGCGCACTCTGGCTGAGGTCAGAGCATTCTACGAACGACATGACTATGTGCTGGTGGAAGAAACCGAGGTCGGTCTGATTTACGAAAAGCCTCTGTATGGCGAAGTTCCAAAGGGCCGGCGGAAGACGCGCTTCGATCACCTTCCGACGTGCATCGTCTGTGGCGGAGTTCGCTGGAAAAAGAGTGTCTACTGCAAGACACACTATCGGGAAATGAAAGGTCAACCACAACAGCAACCTAAATCGGGTGAGTGGGTGAGCGTCGATCCGCCGCAGCTCGCGCCGGGCCCGACGGATGAGGAAATTCTCGCTCCCGCTTTCTTGGCGCAGGTCGAATCAGTCACGCCAGACGAGAAGTCTAATAGAAAGCCCGGACGACTAGCTCGGACAGAGTGTCCTGAATGCGGCGGATTGGTCTTCAAGAGAGGGTTGTGCCAGAAGCACTACTCCGAAAAACGAGAAGAGGAATATCAAAGATATTCTGCTCCTCAAAGACAGTGTAAGTCTGAAGGCTGCACTGAATCGCGTATCAAGTGGGAACAGTTCTGCGCTCGGCACCTTGAAGAATTGCAGACCGGCAATGTGGGTACGAGTGTAGGGCGGCGTACCTCTATTCCGGTGAAAGCCGTTCGTCGTGTAAAGATGACCATCGAAGCTGCCGAAACCGATCAGTCGGCGCGCTTCTGCTCATTCTGTCTGACTGGCAAGCCGTTGTCAGCTTTCGATACGAGCAAAGATACAAAGTGGGGCGTTCTGAATTTCATCTGCCGGAAGTGTGAAGCGAAGAAGCAGCGAGTGAAGTAACGAGAAGAGCCGTCGACGGCGCTACACCGTCGACGGCTCCAATAGACCCTCGTAGTCTACGGAAAGGATACCACGAATGCCAACTTGGAAAGTCGTCACGGTTTACAACCCTCATGCGATGTATATCGCGTGGGGTGATAAGTGTTTTGAGACACGTGGTTGGGAGCCAGATTCCAACACACTTCGACCCGGCGAGATTTTAATGATTCATGCTGGCACTCACCGGCTGACCAAAAGGGACAAAGCGTTTCACACCAATCCGGTGAGCGCGATCTTTACCGAAATATGGAAACGTCAGGGGATCACCGACCTCGATACGCTGCCTTACGGCGCGATTGTCGCGGCTGCCATTTTCAAAGGCGCTCATCGGGTCGAGACCTTGAAAGACAAGCTCTCGGTCAAAGAACGGGCGCTCGGTGATTACAGTCCGGGCAGGTTTGCGTGGGAACTGGAGGTTGTCAGAGTGGCAGCCAAGCCGATTGTTGCGGCTGGCAAACAGGGCATTTGGCGGTGGAGCGAGGGGCAATAGAAAAGAACTTATGGAAAGGCGGGGGGAGGTTATGAGCGGGAGCGGGTATCGGATGGAGCGGCGGGTGATCGAACTGCAAATCGTGCATATTGTGCGCGGTTTGCAGCGGCGGATGGGGCGGGGCATTTTGCCTGTGGATGTGCAGCCGTGGCTGGTGGGGTACAGGGCAGAGCAGACGCTGCGGATGGATATGATGCGGCTCGTCGATGAGGGGTACTTGGAGCGCATCGGCGGGGATGGTTCGAGGCGGGGGTATCGGGTGGCGTGAAGGTGGCTGATAGTCCCCATAGAAACATTCGGCGGGGACACCCGTCTTTAGACGGGCGGGGAAGCCGAAGTCTCCTTTCTGATTAAACGAACGGTTGCAAGAGATAATTGCGCGTGGTATAATTTGTTCACTATGAGTGAACAAACGCGACACGCCCACTACAACATCAACTACCACCTTGTGTGGTGTCCGAAGTTTCGCCGCCCTGTTTTGGCTGGCGATGTTGGAAAACGTCTCACCGAACTCATTCCGCAGCAAGTGGAAAAGTTGGGCGGGCGTGTTTTGGAATTGGTCGTCCAACCGGATCACGTTCACCTGTTTGCGACGTTCCCGCCCACGATTGCGATTTCTCAAATCATGCACGGGTTGAAAGGTGCAACCGCTTTCCAACTGCGGAAAGAGTTCCCGCATCTGAAAAGCCGTCTGCCTAGCTTGTGGACGCACTCGTACTATGTTGGCACTGCTGGTTATGTGTCGGCAGAAACAATTCGTCGTTACATTGACGACCAGAAGGGGCAGTAGCCCGTGAACCTGACCTACGAATATCGCCTGTTTACGCGCAAGGACGAAGCGCAAGCTCTCAACAATCTGCTTGAACAGGGGCGTGATGTTTACAATTGGGCGTTGGCTCAATGTAAAACTAGTTACGAAACGTCGGGTAAGCACGAAACGGGCTTGGGCCAGTGGGCGTATTTCCGCGAATGGCGCAAACAACCCGGTATTCTGCTCAATGCCAGCAGCTTGCAACAGCTTCTGCGACGGTTGGACAAGTCCTACAGCGCGTTCTTTCGTCGCATCAAAGCAGGTGAAACACCGGGACACCCACGCTTCAAACCCGCACAGCGTTTCAACAGCGTCGAGTACACCTACGGTGATGGTTGCAAGTTCACACCCGTAGCGGGAAACAGCGCCACGCTGTATGTGCAGAACATTGGCCACATCAAAGTCAAAATGCACCGCATTCTGCCTGAGAACGCGGTGATTAAGCATGTTCTCATCAAGCGCAAAAACCGGAAGTGGTTCGTGTACCTGATGCTTGAACTGCCCGATATTGTCTTTGTGTCCAACGGTCTGCCTGCTGTTGGTGGTGACATGGGTCTGCTGCGCTTGCTCACGCTCTCTGATAATACGCTGATTGACAACCCGCGCTGGCTGCGACACACGTTGAGTGAACTTCGCACCGCCCAACGGCGGTTGAGTCGTCGCAAAAAGGGCAGTCACCGACGACGGAAAGTCGCATTTCAAGTTGCACTTCTGCATGAGCATGTGTCCAAACAGCGCAAAGACTTCTGGCACAAACTCACGTTCGGTTTGGTCAACACATACGGATTGGTCGCGCTTGAAGACCTTGAACTCAAGTTTATGCTGCTCAATCGCAAGCTCTCCCTCAGTGCTCACGACGCAGGGTTGGGTATCTTCCAAAGTCTGCTGCGCTACAAAGCTGTAAAAGCTGGTTGCGCGATAGACTTGGTAGACCCCGCTTATACGTCGCAGGTGTGCTCCGGCTGCGGTTGCTTGGTTGAGAAAGCCCTGTCTGAACGTGTGCATCGCTGTCCTAATCCTGACTGCCTGCTTGTTCTTGACCGGGATGTCAATGCGGCCCGGAATATATTGTCTCTAGCATTAAAGTCGGCGGGGACACCGCCGTCAGGCGCTAAGGTAGCGGATCGCCGCAAGCCTAGCCTGAGAAGCTCCCGTCTTTAGACGGGAGAGTTGTCACACACGGACATTGAAAGGATTGAGATGAAACAGAAAATCACTATCCACAAACTGAAGCTCGAAATTGAAGTCGAGTTACCACTTACTGAGGAGTTGCGCGACAAGATTTATGCGCTGCTCAATGCCAACCCACGCAAGCCCATCCGTGAGCGATTGAAGGCATTGCGGGCGCGCTTGGTTTCAGCATACCCCGAACTCGCAGATGGGGCAGAGGCAGAACTGGCGGCGATCCAGCGCGCTTGGTTTCAGGACACGCCGAAAGTGAAATAAACGCGGTTATCAGCCATCAGAACGGGCTAAATTTGAACTCAATGTCCGTTTTCCCGGAAAGTTACGCGAGAAACGAATATCCGATAAGCAATTCGAGGTGTGAAATGGGAAGTCATCAGGGCAGGTTATGGGGACGGTGAACCGTGACTGAGAAACCCAAGATCGTCGTGCTGTGCGGTTCAACGCGCTTTTCCGAGGCGTTCCGTGAAGCCAATCTCCGCGAAACACTGGCCGGCAACATTGTCCTCTCGATAGGCTGCGACATGCGTTCCGATGCTGATCTATTCGCGGCGATGACCGATGAGGAGCGCGCAGGCGTAAAAGCACGATTGGACGAGCTGCACCTGCGTAAGATCGATCTCGCGTCAGAAGTATTGGTACTGAATGTCGGTGGCTATGTCGGTGAATCGACCCAGCGCGAGATTTCCTACGCGCTGGAGCATGACAAACCGCTGCGTTGGTTGGAGGATAGCGACATGATCGCAGTGGCATGAAGATCAAACGGTTCTGGCTGCCAACGAATGGCACGTTGCCGCTGCATGTGCTGAAAGATGTTGCGCGGGTCAACTGCATGTGGATTTCCATCAATGAAGATGGTTGTCGTCGCTACTTCCTGCGTCTGAGCGATAAGGGGCGTTGGACGTATGTCTCAACGTGTCCCATTGACGCGGATAAGTTCTTTCTGCGATGGGTTTAGAGCAATGTACGTCGTAAAAGTTAATTAGAGGAGACAAATCCCATAATGTCATTCGGCGGGGACACCCGGTTTTAACCGGGTGGGGAAGCCGAAACTATCCTTTCTACTCTGGCGTAATTCGCCAATACTTGGTACAATGTGCTTATGAAACTGATTGCTCAACTCAAGTTGCAACCGACGCCCGAACAACACGCCTTGCTTAAGCAAACGCTTGAGACTGCCAATGCCGCCTGTAACTTCGTGAGCGACATCGCCTGGGAACAACAGGTATTTGGGCAGTTCGCGTTGCATGGGTTGTGCTACAAAGACGTTCGTCAGCGCTTTGGCTTGGGCGCGGATGTAGTTGTGCGTGTGTTCGCCAAAGTTGCCGACGCCTACAAGTTGGACAATAAAACGAAGCGCGGATTTAAGGTTCTTGCCGCCTTCCCGTTCAACGAACGCTTGGTGTCCTACAAACTCACTCCTCAAATCGTCAGTATTTGGACGATGGGTGGACGACAGAAAATGCCGTTTGTGTGCGGTGAACAGCAACTTGCGCTCTTGCAGGGGCTTCGTGGCGAATGCGATTTGGTTTATCGCAATGGCGAGTTCTACCTGTTCCAAACCTGCGATGTTGAAGAAGCGCCAGAAATCGAAGCCGATGAATTTCTGGGTATCGACGTAGGTATCGCCAACATCGCGGTAGATAGTGACGAGACATTTCATCAGGGCAAGGGCGTCAAGAATGTTCGTCACCGTCACCGCAGTCTGCGTGAAAAGCTGCAACGCAAGCAGACCGATAGCGCCCGCCGCAAGCTGAAGCGCTTGTCGGGTAAGGAACGGCGCTATGCAACCAATGTCAACCACGTTATCTCGAAGCAAATCGTGAAAACCGCTCAAGACACCGGACGCGGTATCTCCCTTGAAAATCTCAAGGGTATCCGCAAACGGGTAACGGCTCGGAAGCGCCAGCGCACGGTTCTGCATAGTTGGGCCTTCAATCAATTGCAAGGCTTTATCAAGTACAAGGGCAAACGTGCTGGTGTGCCTGTGGTCTTTGTTGACCCGCGCAACACCAGTCGTACCTGTCCTGATTGTGGTTATGTTGATAAAGCCAATCGCAAGACCCAAGATAAGTTCCTCTGTATTCGGTGTGGAAAAGCTGGACACGCTGATTACTTCGCTGCGATTGAAATTGGTCGCAGGGCTTTTGTCAGTAAGCCAAACGTAGGCACGAGCGCAGAACATCGCGCTCCCGACTTACAAGCTCCCGGATTGATCCGGGAGTAACTGACTTCCAACTAACTATTGGAGCGGTGAAAAAGCCCGTTTGAGAGTTCAGTCCTTTATTGCCTTCTGCCGTGCAGGGCGTTTTAAGATTCGATAGTGCTGATGATCCAGTTACCGCTTTTGCTTTACGACGATGTGGCGCGTGAGGTCGAGCGCGCCATTCGGCGGCTCGCTTACGATGACGCGCTTGTTCGTCGCGGCTGGCGATTGGAGTACGTCAGGCTGTCTTACGGACTGAGCCACTTTCGGTTGTACCGCGGGAGTAGGTTGGTTGGCATTGTCGATGTTCGTTCGCGCTCCGTACTGCCGAGAGTGCATCACAATCTCGCAGCGTATTTAGCAGGGCTTGGATTTACGGCAAGGAACACACGATTGGTTACGTTCGGCGCGAAGACGCCGCTGGATGCGAAGAAACACCGAATGCCGAAGTTATTTTAGCGGCTGGTTAAGAGGATTGTCGAACCGATAGATACGGGCGCAGATCGCGCCCGTATTGCTGCCGACAAATGCTTTTTTGTTCCCTGCTACGCTGAACAAAATTAAATATTACGGCAGGGAAGCCAGTGAGCAACAAAAAAAGAAAGAAGCGTGAACGAAAGTGGCTGCGCGATGAACAACTTCGGCAGCCACACCGTTCATCAACCTATTGGCAAAATCAGAATCGCAGGTTCGAGAACTGGCCGCCTCACGGCGTAACGGCTGCGGATTGGGATAAACAGCAGCAGCAGAATGCGCGAGATCGGGATGAAGCCGTTTGCGCTGCGGCTGAAGAAGTTGCCCGGCGCTTTCAGCCGGGTGCGTTGGGCGAGAGCGAATTCACCGTTGCGCTCGATCACGCCGCCGACGTGCGGCACTGGCACGATGCGTACATGGCGAATCTTGTCGATATGCGTGTGGAATATGGGGAGGTCGGCGCGGCGCTGAAAAATGTCGATTGGAAAGAGCGCGCGAAACCGACATGGTGGCAAGACCCGCATCTCTGGGCGAAAGGCGGCAACCGAAAGCGGCAGAGTCACAAGGCGTTTCTCGTTTTCGGGAGCATCATGCCGATAGCAGAGGAGGCGGCAATCATTAACGTTGGCAATGAGGCAAGTCTGATTTATTGGTCAATACGAGGCCGATGAAGATGAGTGGGGTGCTTGACTACGTGAAAAGTCATGATATGCTTGTTCTATACGACAATACCAAAAAACGCCCAATTCCGGGCGTTTTTCGTTTTCTGGCACAACCGAGTATCAAGGCCAAGTCCTATGACCAACTGAGATTGCTGACAGCAAAACGTGAAACCGTATCAGATATAGCGCAGGGTGGAACATCCGCCCTGCCAATATGCCAGTGGGCGACCCTGAGCCAATTGGTGGGAGTCACGACGGATACATTCGTCTGCAACTGGGTTCGAGTCCCGGCGCTGGCACATAAACCATTTTCAACATTAGTTGTACGGGCTGTCGCCGAAATCGACAGGCAGGGGCGCGACTGCGAAACGCGCTTTCGTTTTGTCTTATAGGCGAGGTGCAGGTATGGAACAGGAAGCTCAAACTCCGGCCAGTGTCATTCAACGACTGCGCAGCCGTTGTCGTTACCACACCTTCGAAGTGCGGATGAAGCTGCACCAATGGTGCGAAAAGGCGTTTATGTGGTTCATCTGGAAGCTGCCACGCGGAATCATCTATTTTGCAGTCATCCGTATGTGGGCGCACGGAACGACAGGGCAGTATGGCAACACGCACCCGGAAGAATTGACTTGGAACGAAGCGCTGAAACGCTGGCGCGCAGGCTGAGAAGTTGTAACGAATGACATTATGGCACGTCCAACCAAATTGACACCGGAATTGCAAACCGAGCTGGTCAAAGTGCTGCAAACAGGTGCGACGATTGAAGATGCCTGCACCCACGTCGGTATCGGCAAGAGTACGTTTTACTTGTGGCAGGCTATCGGACAAGCGTGTGAGGATGGCATAGAGCATCCTCAAAAACCTCGCTATGTGAAAGACCGCCAGCCGTATATAGAGTTTTTGGACGCGATAACGCGCGCGCAAATCCGCACAAAAGTTTTAGCGATCACCGTTCTGCGGCAGGCGCTTGTCCCCACCGAGCAGACTTCCGAAACCATCGAGACCTTCAGTGAAACCCGCCTCCTCAAAACTGTCGATAAAAAGACTGGCAAGATCATCCAAGTGCCGTATGAATACACGCGCACGACGACGCGGAACTCGGTAACGACCTTCCCCGGCAACACGCAGGTTGCTATCGAAGTCCTGAAACGGCGCTATCCCGACGAGTGGAGTGACCGTATCAAGGTCGAGGATGATCGGCTGCGGGCTATTGCCGACATTCGAGCCGGGCGTATCACTTGGGAGGCATTAGCAGCATTAGATGTCGCAGTCGCTACCGAGCTATTTGACGCGGCTGGTGTTCCGAAGCCAATTGGAGCAGGCCCGGCAAAATAGCATTCAGCGTGAGGATGCACAGTGGCGCTCGACGGTCAAAGTCAGAACGCCTCACCCCAAACAGCAGCTTTTTCTGAGGAGTAAAGCCAAGCGCAAAGTCATTCGCGCAGGCCGGCGCGGTGGTAAAACAACGGGCATCGGCATCCTTGCTGCTGAGAAGTTCGTCGAAGGCTGGCGTATTTTGTACGCGACGCCGACGCAAGATCAGGTCGCTAAATTCTGGGCTGAAGTCAAGCTCGCTTTAGCGGCACCGCTCGAAGCCGGAATCCTTTACAAGAACGAAACCTCGCACATCATCGAAGTTCCCGGCACAGAGAATCGTATCCGCGCTAAGACGGCTTGGAACGCTGACACACTGCGCGGCGACTATGCCGACCTGCTCATCCTCGACGAGTATCAGTTGATGGCCGAGGAAGCGTGGGATGAAGTCGGCGCGCCGATGCTGCTCGACCATAACGGTGATGCGGTGTTTATCTACACGCCGATCTCGATGCAGAGCCGGGCGCGCACGAAAGCAAAAGACCCACGCCACGCCGCAAAGATGTTCAAGAAGGCGGCGGCGGATAAGACCGGACGTTGGGAAGCGTTTCATTTCACGAGCCATGACAACCCGCACATTTCCGAAGAAGGGCTTGAAGACATCACCGGCGACATGACGGTGCTGTCGTACAAGCAGGAGATTCTCGCCGAAGATACGGACGAGGCTCCCGGCGCACTGTTCAAACAGCGTGACATCGACAAAGGGCGATTGACGCAAGCGCCGCAACTTGTTCGTGTGGGTGTTGCCGTTGACCCGCCCGGCGGCGTGACGGAGTGCGGCATCGTTGTTGGCGGCATCGACGCGAAGGGCGAAGGCTACATCCTTGATGATTTCAGTCTGAAAGGTTCGCCGGAAACATGGGCAAATGAGGTGTTAGCCGCATATTCGCTGCATGAGGCCGATCTTATCATCGTTGAAATTAATTTCGGCGGCGACATGGTAAAAACTACGCTTCGCGCAACTGAAGGCGGCAAGGACGCCAACATCAAAACCGTTCACGCCAGCCGTGGTAAGGCCGTCCGCGCCGAGCCAGTCAGCGCGAAATACGAACAGGGCTTGGTGCATCACGTCGGCCATTTCGGGCTGCTCGAAGGTGAACTGACATCATGGGTGCCGGGAACGGGAATGCCTTCTCCGAATCGGCTCGATGCGTGTGTCTGGCTGCTGACCGAGTTGATGATTAAAAACCGCAAGAGAGAAGCCGAGAGCTATCAAGGTACGGGCTGATGGAAGAACTCCAAGTTTCAAGCGATCTGAAGCGCGCCTACGAAGCGTTGAGCGGCAAACAAGCTCATTGCAATACGTACTGGTCGTACTACGATGGCGTGCATCCGATGGTCTACAGCGCCGAGCGGCTGCGGCAAGTCTTCGGCAGTGAGTTAACCAAGTTCTCTGAAAACTGGTGCGCCGTTGTCATTGACAGCGAAATCGAACGTATCGAGCTGCGCGAGATCACGGTCTCCAAGAACGAAACGGCAACGAGCCGACTTGCCGAACTCATGGAAAGCACGGGCTTGGGGTTGGACGCTGAAGACATTCACAAGGCGAGCTTGGTTTGCGGCGAGGCATTCCTGTTCATCTGGCGTGAGGAGGCTGAGGAGGTAGAAGCCTACTACAACGACCCCAGACTCGCTCACGCCTTTTACGATGAGGAAAACCCGCGAAAGATGTCGTTCGCGGCGAAGTGGTGGGTTGGCAGCGACGGCAAGCGGTATCTCAATCTCTACTACCCGGATCACTTCGAATACTACGTCTCACAGGGTAAATCCGAGGATGTAAACGCCGCAACGTCGTTCATGGCGACTGAAGAAGGGCGGGCAGATAATCCGAAAGGCAAAATACCCGTTTTTCATTTCAGAACGGAACGGCGCACGATCAAAAGCGAACTGGTCAACGTGATCGAGCCGCAGGACGCGATCAATAAGTTGTTCGCCGATATGATGGTGGCTGCGGAGTTCGCAGCCTTCCTCCAGCGTTGGGTTATTTCGAACGCCGATCTTAAGAAGCTGAAAAGCGCTCCGAATGAAATTTGGAAGATCCCGGCTTCGGATGGCGCAGAGCAGAATACTGAGGTTGGCGAATTCAGCGCCGTTGAGTTGAAGAACTTCCTCGACGCGATGGATAAGCTGGCGAACACCATCGCTGTTATCACCCGCACACCGAAACACTACGTCTTTAGTCAGAGCGGTGACCCGTCCGGCGAGGCACTCATCGCTATGGAGGCACCTTTGAATAAGAAGGCTGCCGGCCACATCAAGCGCTGGCTCGAAACGTGGCGTGCAGCCGCCGCGTTCCTGCTCGAACTGGACGGCGCGGGCGAGATCAAGCAGAGTGAAATCATGCCTGTGTTCGCTCGCCCGGAGACAGTGCAGCCGCGTACAACGGCGGAGATCGTCGAGATCAACGTTCGCAGTGGCATCCCGCTCCGACTGGCGCTGCGTCGTGAAGGCTGGACAGACGCCGAGATTAAGGCCCTCGACGCCGAGCCGCCGGATAAGGCAGAACTGATCGAGATGGCCAACGACGTGGCCGATCATCTCGACGATCTAACATACCTCAAGACCGTCGCCCCTGCCTTTGGGTGGAATGAGCAAATGGTCAAGCAGATCGCGGCAGGTCTGGCCCTTGAACGCGAGTTGAAAGCACGAGCCGAAGCGCGAGGGTTCGCTGAAGGCATCTTTGGCGCGGATGACGAGGGAGGTGAGGGCGATGGCAGCGAAGAAGCCGAAGAAAACGCAGCCTCAAGGTCAGCGTTCGCATATCCCGGCACTTGATTCGCTCCAGCTTGAGGCAGCGCTGACACGGCTCGAAGCTGCGCCGATCAGCTCACTTGGCAAAGAGTATATCCGCCGGATGCTGCAAGCGGGTGCGAATCCGAACTCCGAGAGCGCCGACGTGGTAATCGCCACGCTTCAGCCAGAGGAACAGGAGAATATCGGCGTTACCAGCCAGACGGTGCAGGCACTGACAGCAAGCATTACCAGTCGCGGCGGTGCGGCACTGCTCGCAATGGACGATGCAGCGTGGGAAGCGTTGGTGAATAATGAGTCAGCTAACTAGCACCATTGCGCTGCTGTACCGAATGGAAACTGGCGACGTAAAGCAGCTTGAAGCGGCTCTGCTGGAACGGCGCAAAACGGCGTGGGTAAGCAGCCTCGCTAATCAGGCCCGGGCCCACAATTGCAATCGGACGCCGAACGCGCCTCGCCGTGAGGATCTGCGCGAGATTAAGCGCATGTGCAAGGCGGATGCGAAGAGCATCTCCAACACATGGAATAGGGAAGTTACCCGCGAGATTGAGCGGCTCTACAACGCGAATCCCAAGGGCAACCGGCAGTATTACTTCGCCAACCTCGAACGCTGGAACAGTGCGCGGGATCAGTGGAAGCTGCCCCAGATCTCGCTCACAACCGAGATGACGACGCGGGAATATGCCGCGCAGCGCTTTCGACAAATGAATTACGAGACCGCGCTACGGTTCTTATTTGATGGCCCGCCAACGACGTGCGTGGATTGCACGCGGCGCTTTGCAGCCGGACTTGTGAATGAGAACTACGTGCGCCGATACCCGACGCCCAGACACATCGGCTGCCCACATACATGGCGCGTTGTCAATGTCCCGCAAATCGACTGCGCCGAGTTATGGCTCGGCTGAAAGGCTTGCGATGCAGGTGACATACTCCCCACAGCTAAAGCTGGGGGCTTCCCGCGCCGATTTCCGGTGAGCATTCTCAAACACGTTGCCCACAAACGCGGGAAAGAAATCCGCACGATTGGGCGTTGGGAACGCACGACAGGCAAGTGTTCGGGCTGCGGTCATGTTCAAGCGCTGGAACTGCGGGAACGCACGTTTCACTGTGACTCCTGTGACCTAATCATTGACCGCGACCACAACGCAGCAATTAACATCCAACGCGCCGGGGCATCGGCGCATACTACTTTAGAGGCCGTTAGTCGCGTCCGTAAAACGACGCGCAGCCTTGCTTGACGGTAGAAGCCCCCGCCTTTAGGCGTGGGGAGTATGTCACTTCTACGCCCTACGGGGCGCTTTTTGTTTGTGGAAATACTCAGGCGAGATGCCTGTTTATTGGTCAACGCGGGCGAGATGCCCGCACTTATCAAGGGCGAGATGCCCGATGGAGTCGAGAGCGAGATGCGAACACGACTTACAACAGTTCGGACGGCGCGGCGTAAGGACGCGGAAGCAATCGTTGATTTGTCCATCCGCCGGCGCTGGTTCGCCGACGAGGGGCAGGCCGACGGCCAAAACGGTCAAGGTAATCAGGGCGATGACCCACAAAACGCAGGCGGCGAGAAGCCACCTGAAGGACAGGGCGAGATGCCCACAACGTGGGAGGAGTGGTTGGCGGCACAGCCGGAAGCCGAGCGTGCGAAGATCACCAAGTTCTACGAAACCAAAACGGGCGCGCTGAAAGGCGCACTCGATAAGGAACGCGAACAGCGCGAAGGGCTTGAGACTGACCTGCGTAAGCTGGCGAAAGGGCAGAAAGACGGCAGCGAGCCGCAGAAGGAGTTGGAGCGCGCAGCCGACGAACTGGCATTGGCCAATCGTCGCGCTGACTTCTTCCAAGCTGCTTCTTCTTCTGAACTCGGACTCGTCGATGTTGTTGCTGCATGGACGCTGATGAGTGTAGATGCTGAATCCTACTTTGACCGCAAAGGTGCTCCGAACTTCGAGTTGCTGAAGCAGAAGCACCCCGCCTTGTTCGTGCAGCCCAAGCCGATGCCGAAAGGCAACGGCGGAGCCGGAACAGGCTCAATTCCTGAAAACAGCAACCCCGATATGAACAAATTCATTCGACAGAGTGCAGGTTATCAAACGTAACCCGCGGCCTGCCTCTGCACAGTCACCCGGAGGTGACAGATGCCTTTCAACAACTCGCTTACCCGTACCGGGGTTCAAGCGCTCATCCCTGAAAGCGTGAGCCGGGACATTATTCAGGGTGTCCCGAAAGAGAGCATGATTATGCGGCTGGGGAAGAAATTGCCCAACCTGCCACAATCGGTCTCGCGTATGCCGGTGCTGTCGGCTCTCCCGACGGCATACTTCGTCAACGGCGATACGGGTTTGAAACAAACGACCCAGATGCTGTGGGACAACAAGTATTTGTATGTGGAAGAACTCGCGGTGATCGTTCCGATTCCCGAAGCGGTTCTTGCCGATACGTCCTATGACATTTGGGGCGAGGTCAAGCCGCGTATCATTGAAGCCTTCGGCGTTGCTTTTGACGCGGCGGTGATCCACGACACGAACGCGCCCGCGAGCTGGCCCGACGGACTTGTGACTGGCGCGACGGCTGCCGGTAATACCGTCGATCTCAGCGATTCCGTTGATGTGTATGAAGCTGTCATGGGCGAAAACGGCGTGATTGCCAAAGTCGAAGAAGACGGCTTCATGGTTACGGGGCATCTAGCTTCACTGACCATGCGTGGCAAGTATCGTGGTCTGCGTGACGAAAACGGTCAGCCGATCTTCGTCCAAACCATGCAGGCGACGACGACTTACGCCATTGATGGTCAGCCCGCCATCTTCTCGGAAAATGGCGCGCTAGACGCAACTCAAGCGCTTCAGATCAGCGGCAGCTTCCGAGAGTTGGTTTGGGCACCGCGTCAAGACATGTCGTACAAACTCCTGACCGAAGCCGTTCTTACGGATGGCAGCGGTAACATCATTCTCAACCTCGCACAGCAGGACGCGGTGGCTTTGCGCGCCGTGATGCGCCTTGCGTGGCAGATCCCCAACCCGATCAACCGTGTGCAGCAAACGGAATCGGCTCGCTATCCGTTCGCCGTTCTCAAGCCATAAGCGGAGGCTGACATGAGTTGGTTTCCGAGTAATTCGCCGAAAGACTGCTCGTTTGTGGTCGGCGCGGAGGCGACGAACATTATCAACGTCGCCATTCAACTGAAGGACAGCGGTGGACGCGATCTGGCTGCGCGTGGTGCTGTCGATGCGTATCTGACGACAGATGCCAACGGCGATAACCTCGTCGGTACGGCGCTGGATACGGTAGCGATTGGCACTGACGGTGTGCTGCTTCCGCTCATCGCAGGCAAAGCGTTCCTGCTGATTAGCGAAGCCGACGGCGACATTGACATCAACATCACCGAAGACGCAACCGGTACGTGGTATCTCGTCGTTGTCTTACCGTCGGGCAAGCTGAAAGTCAGCGGCGCGATCACCTTCGCTTAATCGACTGTCCGCAGCTTCGCTTTGAGTGAAGCTGTCGGACGGTTCTATCCCTCAAACAAGTCAACAGGAGAACAAGCTCATGGCTGGTTTTGACGATGGCGCGTATCGCGCCACATTGACCGCCGCGACGGTCACGACGGGGGGCGCGGTGCTGGCGCTGGCGAACCCCGAAGGGCGCGACATCGTGGTGACGCGCCTCATTCTCAACATCGCAACCGCCTCATCCGGCGCGGCGACGGTGGACGCGGGTATCGCGGCGGATGCGGTAACGAGCAACGACACGCTCATCGATGGCAAATCGGTGGCGACGGCGGGTATCTTCGACAACATCGAAGATCAGGGCACAAACGGTAAGAGTGCCGTCAAGTGGGGCAGCGGGCAGTATCTCACGATAACAGCTTCGGCGACCTTAGCTGGACTCGTGGGCGAGGCGATCATCGATTACGTCGCGCGCTAATCGCTTAGGAGGCCCGTATGTCTGCTACAGAAGCGATGATCACCCAACTGCGCCGGATGGTCAAAGAGCCGACTGAGGACACGTACAACGACGCAGCGCTGGCGACTTACATCGAGCAGTATCCGGTCATGGATGAACGCGGTGTGGATCCGTACTACTACGACACGACAACTGATCCGCCAACACAAGTTACTACTGTAGGTTGGTACAGCTCCTACGATCTTCACGCAGCAGCATCGGACATCTGGGAAGAAAAAGCTTCAGACGTGATCGAATGCGATGACGTAACGATTGAAGACACGACGTATCGCAAAAGTGAGCGTCACGACAGGTATCTAGAATTCGCACGTTTTCACCGCTCCCGGCGGACAGCTTCAACGGTAGAACTGTTGAAGTCACCGAACGAAAGTCGTCGCCGGGGCGCGGTATGGGTCGGCAATTTAGCCGAGGAGGACTATTAACCCATGCGTTACTTTATCTATCGCAGCCCGAAGCATCGTGGCCCGGGCAAACTAGGCACGGAAAGCCAGCCGATTGCTGAGGGCGATTTGAGTTCCCGCAGGACGCTGGAAGATCGCGGCTGGCAGATCATCAAGACCATTGGCGGTGAGGAATTGCCGGAAGAAAGCGCGGGCGAAACGGCGCTTGACGCTGACTTGATCGGCACGGTCTACGACCTCGATCTCAAGCCTGACGTGGCCGAAGCGTTGGAAAACGCAGGCTATCTCACGCACGATCAAATCCGCGGCGCGTCCGACGATGCGCTGAAGGAGGTCGAAGGGCTGACTCCGGCTGTCTTGCGGAAGATGCGTAAGACGCTCGATCAGCGGCAGGTGCAGCAGTCTGCCACGCCGCCTGCTCCATTGAAACATTCGGAGTGGACGGATGACGAGCTGCGCGCTGAAGCAGGATTGCGCGAACTGGACATCCTAAATCGGCAGCCGGACGCAGACCGGGCCGCACTGATCGCCGATCTGGACGCTTTCGACGAGGGTACGCCGGCAGCAGGCAAGGCGACGAAGCCCACCGGCAAGAAGCCCGCGCCGAAGGGATAGCCCATGATCCGGGTCAAAGCTGAGATTGACACGGACGTGATACAGGCGCTTAAGGAAACTTATCGCGCTGCACCGCGCACACTGCTCACCGTCGTCAATCGCAGCATTCTCCCGCGTTCACAGGATCGTATCGACGCCAAGCTGAACACCGAGCCGGGGCCGGTGGTGCATCCATTTGTATTCGCCTCGCCGGAATCACAGCGCTGGTATTTCGCTAACAAAGTGCCGAAACAGCGGGGCAAAAAGAGGGGCAAGTATCCGCGCAGCGGCAAGATTCTCGCGTGGAAAATCTTGCTGCGTCCTTTCAACGGCGAATCCTTCGAACTGGAAGCGTTCAATCCCCGTGAAGAAGCGACTTTCGTGTTTGGTCCCCGGCAGGTGCTTGGTCATAGAAACACGGGCTGGCCGAACGCTCAGGACTTCATGGCGCAGGAAAACGAGCGCCTACAGGATGAGCTGATCGACGCTTGGTGGTCGGTTACTGAACCGGGCAAGGGTACTCGGTTCGTCTAGAAAGGGCATCTAGTGACTGCATCGACGCCGGAAGAAGTTCGTGAGCGCATCTTGGCAGTCGCCCTCGAAGGCGGGGTAGCCGCATCAGGCTACACGGCTGAAGACTGCGATGACTGTGTGGTCGAGCCGGACGGTTTGCCCATGCTCATCGTCGCAACGCGCGGCACAAGGCGGGAACAGTCCAACCGTGATAAGCGCCTCGTGACGACGGATTACGAGCTGCTGCTGCTCGTTGTGGAGTTCGATCCTCAATCGCGTGAAAGCAACGACGAGGCCCGGCGCGCAGCGGAAGCGGTTTATGAGCTGCTTCCAGACTATTTCGCCGATCACGCCCCGCGTCTTGAGGTGAACAATCAGCCGATGGATGGGATATGGCGCACGGATGCGATTCGAGATGACGGACCAAAAACCATCGAATGGGGCGGCAAGCACTACTACGACATTCTGTACACATTGCCCGTTGTGACACAGCGGGCACGATCATAGGAGGCCAGATATGGCCGAAAGTTGGTTGAACCCCGAACTCATCGGAGAGCGCGGGGAAAATGGCGATTTTGTGCGTCCGGCAGACTTTTCTATTCTGCCGCCGCATTTCAAAGTTCAGCCGGGGGACGTGCGAATCAACATTGCGGGTACGCCCCATTTTTACTATATCGCGGCTGCCGAGTTCCAGCGCATGAAGCCGGAAGAACGGCAGGCCATCCATGAGCAGGTGCAGCACGCTGCCGAACGACTGCGGGAAACTGCTGCCGTTCCGTCAGCGGATTACGACACCTACGATCTTGATGCGCTGAAGGCGATGGCGGCTGATCGCAGCGTAGACATTTCCGGGCGGCGCACGAAGCCGCAAATCATCTCCGCGTTGGTGGCAGCCGATACGGCGAACCGCTTGAACGCCGGATTCAACCTGCAACCAACGGCGGCAGATCAGCCCGCTAATGGCGAGGCGGAGTAACGATCATGCCGAATATTGCAAAATGGGCAGCGGCGGGTCTGGATGCCATTCATGTGGCTGCGCGTTCGAGCGCGGGTTTCATGGCCGGCTATTCCAACCTCGTTGCTGCGAATACAAACATGGGTTCGGGAATGCGGCGCGTCAAAGGGGCAGTCACCGCCCCGATTGCTATTCCTGAGCCGACTCGCGTTCCCGTTCGCGGCGACAACGGGCGTATCACCACGTTCCAGTTCCAGAGCGATGAGGACAATGCCTTTACGCTCGAAAACAGTGTGACGGACATCGAACTAGAGATGTACGCGCAGGGTGGCAACACCTATGTTCTCGGCGAATGGGATTTTGGTCTTCGCGGCTCGCTTTCACCGACCTTCAAAGACCTCATGTTCCTGCTGACACGCAATGCCGAATCACAGGAAGCTGGCAGTCAGGGCACAGCCGGCTTCGAGAACATGCTGGTGCTCGACTCATCGGCCATGCCGCTCGGCGACGACCAGTGGGCTTATCAGGAGGAAGGCAGCGCACGCCTAAGCTGTCTCGCTAATCCGTCGCTGCTGCTTCCGTGGGGTGTGTTGTGTTCAAGCGCTTTCACCCTGACCGACGGCATCACAATCGTCTGGAAAAGTCAGTATCGCACTATGCTGCACGTTTTCATCGGCGATGGCACTGAAGATGAAATCGTGGTCGATTACACCCCGATCAATGTTGCGAAGTCCAAGTGCTTCAATGCCGATACGGCTGCGGCGATCACTGTCTCAACTGTGACCCCCGGCACGAAGACCATTGCGCTGGCCGCGCCTGTGCCGATAAATAAGTATGGCGTTCTGCTGTACGAATGCGCCGGGTTCTAAAGGCAGTCGTATGAACACCAGACCGATTCAAAGTGGGAATGCGCGTGTCGTCGTTCGTCGTGAGATGGTTGGCGACGATCTGCGGCTGCGAGCATTCTCACGCAAGTTCCCGACTGCTGCTCCGCCGGATGCGGACGATGACACGCGAGAGCTGTTTACCACACGCTGGAACTTCATCTATGCGATGTCAAAGACCATTGAAATCGTGGGGTTGAACGTCCCGCTGCTGGATCGTACAGCCTCCGCCGATGACATAGAGTCGGCGTTTCAATTGTTCCTCGAAGAGGTCGATGCCGAATTCGCTGACGATTGGTTGCTTGAAGCGGTAGCGGTGCAGGAAGCTATCAATAAACCTTCCGACGATGCCGATGCAGGTGACAGCGCCTCAAAAAACGCGACCCGGCGCGCTCCGAAGAAGAGGAGCGAGAGCGCGCCGAAATAAGCGAAAGCATTGATGACTTCGCGCGGGTTGAGCTTCAGCTACCCGTTTCGAGATCGTCACCAGAACCGCCATTCCCCAAGCTCACGCACCCTTTCGATTACATCTGGCCGCAGTTTGTCCGGTACTACCGTTCCGATTTCGTTGCCCTGCCCGACGTGGGCGGCTACGACGATCAGGACAAGCAGAAGATGGATGACTTCGAATGGCTGCTGATCTGGGTGAATCACCGAATGCGACAGCTCAGGCCGAGAGACAGAGACCGCCGTAAGCCGTCGCCGCCATCGAAGCCGAAACCGCCGCCGAAGCGCTTGAAACCAGCAACGTTTGACGACATTACCGGCGAGGAGTAGCTATGCCATCAACAGAGCGTGATGCACGTCTCAGGCTGCGCGTTCTCGCCGAGAAGAAAGACATCGACAGCACGATACGCGAAGTTGGGCGTGTCGAGCAAAAGATCACCGATGTTGACCGCACCAGTAAAGAGTTCCAAAAGACTCTCAGCAAGCTCGGCAAGGCGATTGGTCAGTCCGGGCGCACCAACGAAATCAAGGGGTTGACCCGTGATCTCGTCGAGGCCCACCAAAAGGGCGAGAACTTTGGGAATGTCGTCGAGCGCGCCGCTAAAGAACTGACGGCGTTAGGGGCGCGAAAGGAAGATATCCGCGCCGTAGGGCGTGCGCTCGGTGATGCCTCCGATCAAGCCGAGCGGTTGACCAACGCGCAAAAACAAGGCCGCCAGCTCAACGAGCAGATGTTTCGCGCTCCGGGTGGCGGTGGTGGTGGCGGCGGCGGCGGGCTTCCCGATGAAGGCGGGACAACTTTTGGGCGCAGCGTTTACAAGGCGGGTAGATCGCTTTTCAATGCCCCCGATATTGGCGGCTCGACAACGCTTTCGAGAGCGATGGTCGGCATCGGCGCTTTATTCGACAAAATGGGCATCACGTTCGCCCAGTTTCTCATCTCGGCGTTGCCAATCGCGCCGGCCATCGTCGCGGCGGCCATCGCCGTTGATCGGTTCAACAAAGAGATTGCGATTTACAGAAGCCGACTCGAAGCTGCGCTGAAAGCAGAAGAAGCATTCGCGCAGGCACGACTCAATTCGACATCCGACGAAGCTGTCCAATCGCTTGAAGAAGCCGCACGGAGGCGTGAGGACTTAGAGCAGCGTGTCGCGGATGCACAGACTCGCATGAACGCGGCCTTCGCGGATACCGCTGCAAATCTCGGCGATCTGGGAGCGCGGCTGTTGGACAACAGCACCCCCGTTGCTCAACTGCGTGAAAACTATGAACGCTTGCGTAACGAGCTGTTCTACCAGACCGATCTTGTTTCGCAGTACACGCGGGGGCTGTCCAACGGCACGTTTGCCACGAATGATGCCATTGAGGCCGAACGCACCTTACAGCAAGAACGCAATCGCACCGCGCAGGTCAACGTTAGCTCGGCGCTCACTGCACGTCAGCAAGCACGAACGCTGACGAGTGACGCAGCGGCTCAACTGATGGAGGATTTGCAGTTTGAATTCGACCAGTTAAACGGGTCGTCGATTGAAGGCGCTGGCAAACGCTTGCAAGAGATCTCCTATGAGATGATCCGGCTTGAGCGGGATGTTATCCCGGCGATTGCTGCCCGCGAACGCGAGACCGCCGCTATTCAGTCTTTTCTGGACTCGGCGAATGCCCGCATTGCAGCCGACACGGAATTCGCCAACCTCAACCGCACGTCCACCGTACCGCAGGTCTATGAGCGCATCCGTGCGTTGATGGACGAGAAAGCCGCGATTGAGGCAGCACTGCCGGAGCTACAAGCGCTTTCGCAGGGCAGCGCAGAGGGCGCAGCACGCTTCAGAGAAGCCAATCAACGGCTTTCCGAGTTGAACACGGAAACGAGACGCTTGGCGCGGGAAACGGTGCCAGCCGCGCTCGCTCGACTGCTGCAAAGCAATACGAACGAGATCGATGGCATTCTCTTGGCGCGTGATGCCAAAATCGCCGAGATTGAAACCGAACTGGGCAATAAGCGGACGAGCATCCTCTCCGCCTACGATGACAAAATCACCGATCTTGAAAGCGCCGCTGGCGACAATCGCACACAAATCGAGAGCAAGTTCCAAGATCGCATCAGCAAACTACGCGAGAAGGGCGATGCTGACGAAAATACGGCAATTGAAGATCGCAACGTCCGGGCCGCGGATAAAGCCCAAACCGCTCGTGAAGAAGAAATAGATGCCGCTGAAAAAGAGCGCAAAGATGCGCTCGGCGATCTAGAACGCGACCTGAAGCGTCAGCGCGGTATCGCTCAGAGAGAACGCGATCAGCAGCTTAAGATGGCGGCTGATGGTGCGCGTATTGCAATCGACATCGAGCGCCAGAAGGCACAGGCCGAGATCAACGTCAAGAATCAAGCGCTGCAAGCGGAACTGAGTATGTTGGCTTCGCTGCAAACCGGCGTTGCAAATACAGTGACCAGCGTCAACGCAATGCTGGCCCAGCTCGGGCGGGCCGGCGCGCCTCGTGCATCGGTGGGCGCTCGTGTAACCACGACGACAACCAGCCCAACCGTGAAATCCCCCACATTTTCCGGCAACTTCGGCGCATTCAGCAGCCGTGCTCTCGCGGCTGGTGGTACAGCGCGCACGAACGAAATTGTCCGCATCAATGATGGCAGGGGCATGGAGTCCGGGCTGACCAAGAGCGGGCGGCTCGTGGCGTTTAGCGAGCCGATGCGTGTGTTCACCCACGAAAAGACCCGCGAACTGCTCTCCGGTGGCGGGGCACGGGGCGGCTTGACTTTCGCACCCAATTTATACGGGCTAACGATGTCGCAAACTGAACGCATGATGCTAAGTCAGTTCCGCGACTTTGTACGCAAGTGGAAGAAGCTATAGCTCATGCCCTATTGGTTTGAGTACGAAGTTGCTCCCGGTTGGGATGCTGACCCCGGCGACTTTTTGAATTTCGAGACGTTCTTCAATGTGCCGCTGCGTGGGCGGCGCGTACCGCTCGGCGCTGTCTCGAAGAAGACGCTGGATAAGGCGCAGCACTGGTACGGCAGCCGGGAGATCTCCCTTTCGACAGAAGCCTGCACCTTCGACGAGCTGGACGCTTATGTGACGGAGATCTTCGGCGATTGGGACACTCAGAATCAACAGGTAACTTTACGCACTCGCAACCGCGACAACACCTTTTCTTACTGGAACGCGAAAGCCCATATCCCGGTTGATGAGCAGGACTATCAGCACGTCACAGTCAACCAGCTTCGGGATGTGGCGCTGCGTTTCGACATTATCGGGGTGGCTGCTTAACGATGCCAAACCTAGACGCTTTTTCCTCGATTTTCGATAACGAGGCATACCGTTACGCTGCCCATCTGGGCACCCTGCCGGAAGTGATACGGTTTAGTCGCTTCGTCAACATGGCGACTGTGCCGGACTCGCTGACTGTTATCACTTTCGATGGCAGCGGCATCGGCGCGTACACCGACGTGCGTGAAGGGTTGACCCTTCGCGTTTTTCATCAGAATACAAGCACGGTTAAGGGTATTCTGCGCGTAGCTGCCGGGGGCGCGACGACCAACACAATACAGGTCAACGAAGTCGCCAAGCAAACCGTCGATGTCCGCGATAACGACAGATTCGAGGTGGTTGACGAATATCGGGTGTGGGATGTGTTAGTCAGCGCGACCAGTTTGTTCCTCAAAGATTCGAGAATCACCTACACAGATCAGCTTGAAGAACTTGCGCCGATAGCGACGGCTGGCGGGCCATGGTTTGGTTTCCATGATCGCGGTCAAGTCTACGCGACTGTGCCGTTCGACGCTTCCGGCTCGTATACGATTGATCGCAGCAGCAGCGGCACAAAAACCTATCTTTGGGATGTCGGCGACGGCACGATCACCGTCGGCTCGACCACTACTGCCGCGATCACCGTGCGTGTTCCTGTCGGTTTTCGCCATGTCACGCTGACTGTCACCGACTCCAGCAACAGCAAAAGCGCGACGATTTATGTTCCCGTTCGTGTCTACAACCACACGACAGATCGCCCGCTCTCGGTGTTCGTCGAAGACGACGAAAGCGACGATGACAACGGCACGAACTTCAGTGTAGACGCTTCGGCTGCCGATGCCGTTATCGTCGCCGCGCTGCGTCATGGTGCGTTCGCAGCGCTGTTCATGGAAGAATGGCACGGCGAGACGCTCGGCTCGTATGGCAACGCTGTTGAGGGGCGTGCCCACATGAAGGGCTGTGGCTACTTCAGCAGCCAAACCATCGAGATTGACGCTGAAAGTGACAGCGTTCGCTTTGAGATCCTCGGCCCGCTGGCGATTCTGAAGGATACGCCGGCCCTGCCACAGTTGATGATCTACTCCAACAATCCGGCCAGTTGGCAGGATGTCGAGGGGCTGACGCTGTGGTTGGCGTTGTGGTACATCATTCGTTGGGGCAGCTCGACGTTTAGCTACTTCGACTTCTACTTCCCGGACGGCATTTCTTATCTCTACCGCCGTATCGGTGTGGATGGTGGGACGATCTTCGACCAGCTTGAAAATATCGCCAAGAGCTTCTGCGCCAAAATTAGGGCGGATCGTTTGGGCCGCATCCTTATCCAGCGCAGCCCCAATTACATGACCACTGCCGAACGCAATGCGCGCACAATTACCCGTAATCTGACGACGGCAGGTATCGTGCGTGTGCGGATCACACAAACGCATCGCAAGAAAGTTCGCACCGTCAACGGCGAGGGTCTCACCATCGCCGAGCAGCCAGTCTACAGCCGCGCGCCGCATGTGCCGGGGCCGGGCACGGTGATTGAAACGCTTGAGAGTCAGGTCGTCATCAGTCAAAGCGAAATTGATGATAGAACCGGCCATAAAGCTGCGGAGATCGACGGTTCGTACTACGACGAAAGCACGGGTGTCATACGCGATGTGCCGATGGGCGTTGAGTTGGAAGTGCTGGACAGCGACGATCACTACGACCCCGGCTTAGGCGAATACACCGTTTTCATCCTGCCTGCCTCGACGAATAAGTGCGGCATCAGCTTCAGCAGCGCAGATCGTTGGCTGCTGCGAAGCCGTCGCGCCAGTTACGACGAAGACACGCAAGAAAAAACCATCATTCTGACGCTCGACCACGAAACCAAAGGGCGGGCCGGCACAGCACAGGCAAAGAAGATTGAGCCGGAAGAACCACCGATTGATTTCGATGACCCGCAGTTCGATCCGGGCTTGATCGAAGTCGCGCCGCCAGTAGCCGCGCCGCCACTCGTGACCGTCGGCATCGGCATCGGGCGCTATCTCGCGTGGAGCACAGTCGGCCCGTATGCCGCTCGCGTGACTTCACCGGACGGGTTCATTACGCCCGCGAACTACGTTTATACCGACATCAGCGCCGGACTAACGGGTAAATGCGTTCTGGCGCATGTCAACCCGCAACAGTTCGCACAGTTTTATGTCATCACGACTGAAGGGTTATTTCGAGGCTATCCGCTGGCTGACCCGTTCACGGGTTGGTCGCTGGTGGCCGACAATGACACGATCTGGGGCGATGCGACAGCCGTTTCCGGCAACATCCGCCTGAGCATCAACCGGGCTGGCTGGCTTATCCTGCGTTCCGGCGACATGACGGCGGCGTGTGCGGACATCAACGCAAACCCGAATTCGTGGGTGAGGATTGGTATCAACGGCGGTACATGGAGTACCAGCGTATTCGGTGGTGGGCTGTTCCCGAATCTGAATAACGCTGGCTCGAAGGGGCATCTCTATACTTCGGAGGGCGGGTACCCAACGACAGGGCGTGTATGGCGCAACACGACGTGGGGATTATCGGGCACATGGGGCGTGACACTCTACGCGACAATGGGCGGTGTCGTTGGCACGGATGTCGTTGCGCCGTTCAAACGACTGTCCGGTGCGCCCAACCTACCCAACGATACGGTGTCGCTGGTTTACGGCTGCGGTGTGAGCGGCACAGGCAACAGCAGCCTCATCTACTTGGATAACGGCTCGGCGGTGGACATCGCCGAAACCGAACTGCATCGCACCATCCGTCTCGGCGGGGAAAGCCAGCGTGGGCTTTGCGTCTCAGATGAAGACCCGCGCTGTGTCTACACCGGCGTACAACTCGTCATTTCTTCAGGAGGCAACGTCTATGCAATGACCGTAGCATTTGCGGACGATGCCGATGCCTTTGTTTGGAACAACCCGCTTATCACCTACACCGCCGCGAATTTCGCCAACTCGTATCCCGTCTACGGTATCACGCTCAACCCGGCCAACAAACAGTACGCGATGCTCTACATGGCGGGCTTCGGTCTGGCTGGCGCAGGTTGGGATACCAACGGCGGCGGTCTAGCAGCAACAGCGGATAAGGGTGTGACTTCGGTCAATCTCATGACACCGGAACTCGAAGCCATTCTTGGCGGCACAACCGTCGCTTATGCACAGGCGGCCTAACCATATGAACTTCGATAACGAGATCCGCGATGCCAAACGTGCCACACAAAAAGAGAGCGGCGCAGTCGATACCTTCAAAGGTACGCTCGGCGCAACCGTTGGTGGGGTCTTTAAGCTATACACCGACGTGCTCAATCAATACTACGTCACCCGTTCCGACACGGGCGGCTATGAATCGGTATTCAACCATATTGCGCCGCCTGAGCCGGATTTGGAAGTGTTCTGCGGCAAGCTCTATGGCCATGACTATTTCGAGGTTGCCAGCTTCGACTTTCAAAGTCTGGCGCGCTTGGGCCGACGCATCGGGGCTGGGCCTCACCATCAACAGCACGAGGTACGCATTAAGTTCGGGCAGGCGGATGAGCCGACGGTGCAGCAGCTCGGGCCAGATCCGGTCTTTCTCTCCAATCTGCAACTGACCAACCTCGCGCTTGCCCCACATCAGGGTATGGTCGTCAAGGCGCTGTCAGGGGCGTTTGAGATCAACGGCGTGCCGTATTGGTCGGAGGGTGGGCTGCTTGACGATCAGACGCCGGAGATGCCCGGCTCAGGAATGACCAAGCTGTGTCTGGTAGAGGAAGATAACGCCGGGGATTTCTACTACTCCTACAGCGCCGAGTTCGCTACGACGACCAACGTTCCAGCCATCTTGACCAATACACCGACGCGCACGTCGGGACGCAAGGCACGAGGGTTGCTGCTGCTTGTCGATGGCGAAACAGCGCTCGGCTGGAATCGTATCCTGCCACTAGCGAGTATAACCGCCGATGCTGCGATACCGCCAGCCGTGATGATTGGTGCGGACGGCACAGATCCCGGCGAAGAGGGCTTAGTCCCTGCGCCTGCTAATACCGACAATATCAAGTTTCTGCGAGGCGATGCGACGTGGGCAATGCCGCCTGCACCAGTGATCGTTAGTCAAGCCGTCTTTCACATCCCCGGCACACTGAGCGTCGGCGCATCGCCAATGCGGATATACAACAACTTCGGGGCAAGTAAGACGATCACGAAGGTCATGATCGCCGCGCCGACAGCGCCGACAGGCGCTGCGATCAAGGTGGATGTCAATCTAGGCGGCACAACCATCTTTACCAATCAGGCTCATCGTCCAGAGATCGTCGCCAGCGCGAACACGGGCACAACCACCGACATCGACGTGCCGACGTGGGCGGCAAACAACTACCTGACTATCGACATTGACCAAGTTGGCAGCACCATCGCGGGCGCAGACCTGACCGTGCATGTGGTCTATCAGGGGTGAATCATGCGATTATTGACGCTTGGCTTCGAGATGGGTAGCAGCGCCGAATTGAGCAGTCTAGCCGCTGGTGGCGCTGGTTGGTACTTAGCGGCGAAGGGCTTCAAATGCTTGCCAGCCTTCATTCGTCGGGCAGCGTGGTACATCCCCATCTACCTCGCCGCAATAGCGTTGTTCGGACTGTGGTACGAAATCCGGCTGTTCACGCCGCTGCTGCCGATATTGGTTCCGGCGTTCCTTATCGGACTGCGAAAAGGAGTTAATCATGCAGATACTTCAAATCTATCGCGCTGAAACGGGTGCGTGGTACGCCGTCGTCCAGAACGATGATGGGCGTACTGCGGAGATCAAGTTTCGTTCGCGTCCATCGCGTGACGAGGCGATGGACGCGGTGCAGGCGGTCTTTAGTCCGCCGACAGTGGCGGTCATTGCCGAGGACGGCACGACGCTGCAACTGGCGGGTGTGAAAGCCGGAACGCTGAATATTTCGCCCGCGCAGAAAACGGCGGTGCGTAATGCGCTGCAAACGGTCAATACATTCGTAGACGCTGTGCTGAATGTACTGCCTACCGATGCCGATCAACGCTCCCGCCTGCGCGAACGTTCTCCGTTGTTGGATGGGCTGTTCAGTATCGCGGAAAGGCTGCGCTAGGTGGCGACACGTACAGCGTCGGTTACGGAGCTATGGTCGAATACAGCAACTTGGGGCGGGGCCGCGGTTCCGGTTGACACGGATAATGTCGTCATCAACACGGGCGTCACCGTAACCTTTAATGTTAATCAGAGCGCTTTCGCTTCTGGCATTGCTGGCATTGCCATTAACGGCACGGGGCGTCTGCAATTCAGCACCGATGGCACGGTGACGTACCTCAAGGCGTCCGGCAATATCTCTGGCGCAGGTAGTTTGTACATCGGCAACAGCGATGCCGATCCGATCCCCGCGCCTGCGGGATCAACGCCGGAAGTGGCAACACTCGCTTTCAACGGCAACTTCGGCATTACCATCACGGGCACAGTCGAAACACATGGCGAGTTACGCAACCCGGCGGCTGCGATTACGAGCAAGACCGACAATACGCATATCATCGTCGCGGCGGGCGGCCCAACCTTCCGTGCCGGAGATGTGATTTGTATCTCAGACAGCACCGTCATCGGCAAGCACAGTCCGGCGACGGAGAGTTTTACGGTCAGTGCCTACAACGCGGGCACACGCGAGATCACGCTTGGCAGCAGTCTCACCCGTTCGGTCAATCAGAACAGTGTCACCGATTACGTGCTGCTGGTCAGTCGCAATATTTTGCTTCTTGGAATGACCAACGCCAGCAATTTCCTCTCCGGCACGGGTGTAACGCTGGTTATCAAGGGCGCACGTTTTTCGTGGAGTGTCGCGGGCGGCTCGGTAGTGACAGCGAACACGGGCGGTTCGGGGCCGGGCACAACCAGTGGTGCTGAGTTTGCCTACTGTACGGCAGATGGGCTGCCGAACACCTTTACTGGCTATGCGACTAGCACCACGCGCTATATCGCCATAACAGCGTGTGTGTCTATTAACTCGACCAGCGGCATGGTCAGCTACTATGCCCCAACCGTCACCAACTGCTACGCGCTGAATTGCACGGTTGGCATACTGGGTAACGCGACACTTGCCGACGGCGCGGCTGTTGGCTGTGTAGCGCTTAACTGTACCAACGGCGGGCTGATGGGGGCGACGAACTTTTCCAAGTTCTACATAGTTAACTGCATCGCCTATAACTGCACCCACGGCATGTTAGGTGGATCGAACTCCGTGATGGGTCGCGGTAAAGTCGTCAACTGCACTTTCCGCCACAATACCAACGATATTAACGGCATCTCCAATATCCTGCTGTTCAATACGCTGCTGGATGATGCGTCGGAAGTCGTTGTTGCGAATCTCTTTTCGCTGCCCAATACATCGGTGATGTCGTTCGACCATGACCAAGTAGCAGGCGCGTTCAAGGCATGGACGTTCGGCGGCAACGTGACCAGCGTCAGTAGCCCGGTGTTCGACACCAGTCGCGTTCGCAGTTTTCAGCACGGGCCGACATCGGCCCTCTTCCCGGTTTTCATGGAGCGCGAAATTCTCGTTCCTGCGGGCGCTAGTCTGTACGTGCGCTGCTACGTCCGCAAAACCGTGACGATGACTTATCTCCCGCGCCTGTGGGTGTTTAGCCTCGATAAAGAGCCACTCATCACGGGTTCTCCAGACAGTGAACAAATCATGACCAACAGTATCGACACATGGGAAATTCTGACGGCGACGGTGACGAACAGCAGCGACAGCCCTAAATTGTACATGGTCAGAACCCTTGCTAAAAATGCTTCGGGGCTGGTTTACTTTGACCCGATCATTCGCACGAGCAGCTTTATAGCCGACGCAGGTATGCTCGGCGGAATGGCTTCTTAATGGCAAAGCTATGGCAAAAGAACGGGGTCACGTCGCTCATCCTGCGTGTGTTCATTCCCGACATCACATCCGTCATCGGCGCTGGAAAGACCGGGCTGACGTTCGGTTCTGTGGGACTGATTATCGCTACGATTGCCGATAATGAGGCAGCGGCGACACTCTATACGCAGGCAGCCGGAAACGTCGAGAACATCACAACGCTCGGCACTTTCGCCGCGCCAACGGCCAGCAAAGTGCGTTTCAAGGAAGTAGACGCCACGAACTTTCCCGGCATCTACGAAATCCAGATCGCCGATGCGCGCTGGGCGGTCTCTGGAGCGCGCAGCTTGCTTGTTTCGCTGCCCGGTGTGAGTGGCTTGGGCACAGGTTACGTGCGCGCTGAAATTCAACTGACGGCGGTTGACCCACAAAATGCCAACAACTTCGGCATGGCCTATCTCGACGCGGCGGTATCCACAGCAGGTGCGACAGCAGCAGCTATTTGGGCATATGTGAATCGCTCACTGACGGACAAGGCAGGCTTTAGCCTTGCTACGCCGCCGCCGACAGTACCGGAAATTCAGACCGGACTGGCTACATCGGCGAACCAGACGATCATCAACAACAATGTGCTGTCAGTGGCTGCTCTCGTAACAACCGTCATCAACCGGGTCGGCGCGTTGACCGGCACAGGCGTAAACACCATTTTTGGCTTCTTGCAAGCGATTATGCGTAGTAATGCCACACTGCCCAGCGACGTGGGCGGCACGTATGACCCGACGACGGACAGCCTTGAAGCGGCCAGCTCGAGCGGCGGTCTCACGGCTGAAGAACACGCGAAGGTGATGGCACTCGGCTCCGGCACGGTCACATTCCTCTCCGTCGTTAATGTAAGGACGGGCATTCCGGAACTCGTGCGCGGCGACGACTATACCGCCGCAACCGGACGTGAGCTGTCGTGGCTGATCGAAGGTTTTCCGACGTTCACTTCGATGAAGTTCAAACTCAAGCGCAAGAGTTACGCTGGGTTGGTACTCGACATTCCAATGACCATCACGCCGGAAGGCAGCGGCCAGCGCGTTAAGGTGCCCATCACTCGCACCCAAACCGCTGCACTCCTTGTCGGCGACAGCGTGTACACCTTCGACTTGGAAGGCGTTATTGCCGGGGGCGACGTGATGACACCGATGGTAAACAAAAAAGTGGCCGTGCTCGCCGACACCAGATAGGTGAGGAGAAACTCGTGCAGAAACTCGTGCAGAAACTGTGGAAGCAGATTGGGCGGCGCGGGGCGCTGTTGGTGACGCTGACGCTTGCCGTGTTCTGCTTGCTTGCCTTCCAAGTGACACCGCAGCCAAGCCCCACGCCGCTCATTACTTTCGCGCCGCAGACGCCTGCGCCGGCTGTCGATGATGATCGGCTGTGGGATCTGCTGGATAAAGCGCTGCCGCTGCTGCTCGCGGGCGGCGCGCTCGTCGTCGCTATGGGTCGAAAGCAGGTCGATAAAGCGGGTGTCGAGGTTGAAGCCGCGAAAGAAGATGTCGCTGGCAAAGCGCTGATTAACCGTTTCGCTGAGAAGACGCTTTCTTCTTCCGATAGCGCAGAGGCAGCGGCAAAGTCAGCAGCAGAAGCGGCGCGCATCGCTCAAGGCACAGTCGAGACGGTTACCGTCTTGCAAGGACAGATCACCAATCTGAACACCAAGCTGGGCGACAGCGATATGACCATCATTGCGCTGCAAAATCAGAACAAATCGCAGCAGAATCAGATCGAAGACCTGCGCCGACAGTTGCTAGACTGGAAGGATGAGAACGAAACAAAGGGTCTGCTGCTGCTTGAGAAAGACAAGCAGATGGCTCAAAAAGAGACCGACTGGCGGCGCACTGTCGAACTCCGGGACGTAGACATCGCACGGCTGAATAATCAGTTGTACAACGCGGCCCTCCAACTGACACCGCCGAATTTCAACAACACACTCCATCAGCCGGTGATTAACGCCGAGACGGTTCAAAAGGTGGAAATTCAGAATACAACGGAGAATCCCGTGCCGACCATTGACCTGCAGATGGAGCAGTAGCTATGCCTCACCCGCGCCCCTGCTGGATACGCTGGAAAACTGGCTTTGCGCCCGCGCTCGGTCAGCCACACCCGGAGCGAACCGGGATATGGCAGGTTCTTGTACCTCCGAATTGGCAGCATGATCGCTCGGCAGAGGATAAGAGCGAAGTCGTCACGGTGCTGGCAAATCAAGTGTTCGAAATAGTTGGAGAGGCGGTCAGCCTATGAGGCAGCCGATTGGGCTTCACGCCACAAATCAACGCAGTGCGGAACTTTTCACCGCCGTCGAGCAGCTTCAGCCGACGGCGGTTTTAATTCTGGACGGTCTCGGCGAGGCGGTTCACATCCACGAGCGGCTCGGCGTGCCCTATGTCTTTCATCGTGTGTTCAACGGCAATGAAGGCAGTCTATGGAATAACCGACTGAGTGCCTACAAAGCGCCATCGAAGTGGATTGATGAGTGGCGCAATCAGGGTCACCCGGAGATCGCCCGTGTCGTGCTGAATGAGCCGGGAATCAGCAGTGAAGAAGAGATGGCGCGCCTCTTTGATTACCTGATGGACGTGGGAGATCGCGCCGCTGCGGCTGGCTTCAAGGCTTCGCTCGGCGGGTTTGCGACAGCAAACACCATCCGCGAGGGCTGGCTGTGGAGTGAGCCGACGCGCACGGTCTGGCGCTCGACCACCGTGTATGACAGGTTTCTTCGATGGGCAGCCGATTGGACGACTGAGGGGCACGGCTTTGTCGATTGGCACAACTACAGCACGTTCCCGCCTGTCGATGGCAATGGCGATGCCACTGCTCTCCTCGATCCGGCGCGCTGTCAGCGTGGACAGTGGAAGACACGTCAACAGGTCTTAGAGACGAACTGGCGCGATAACTGGCTCATGTACCGCGACGTGTGGCTGGCGAAGCGCTGCGAGGCGCTCGGCGTGTCGATGCATCATGTCGTCTACGGCGAAGGCTGGGCAGATGCTATGCCGAATTTAGCCTCGATCTATAGCCAGCTTGAAGCGCAGCTTCCCGGTCTCAAGGTCGAAGGCCCGTTCAGCATGGGCGTGTTCTACGCCAACCGTTTCCCCGGACATACGCAACCAGAAGTTATGCGCTGGGTCGATGAGTGGATTATCGACACGATGCCGGCCTACGCGGTGGGCTTGTGCTTCTTCGCGTGGAACTTCAATGCGCCGTGGCACAACAACCGTGCCGCAGGCGGGCGGATGTACAACGTCGGCGAACGTCCCGACGTGCTTTCCGAGATGTATAGGTTAAAGGAGCGAGTTCAAATGCCTGATTACGGCATACCCGTAAGCGCACGTATCGCCGCCGATTACAACCTGCGCGAGCAGCCGACGACGAGCGGCAAGCTGGTCGTGACAGTCACGAAGAACAGTGAGGTCAAATACTACCCCGTCAGTAAGACGGTTGGCGGTGCTTTTAACTGGCTGCGCGTCGATTTCGGCGCGAAATCCGGTTGGATGGCAGATCAGGGCCAGTTCGTACCGATTGATACCACGCCTGCGCCGTCGCCGACTGTGTTGGTGCATGTGCCGTTTCGTTCGCAGATCGGCAGCGAAGCGCCCAACGCCAACGACTGCGGGCCTGCCTGTGTCGCCAGCGTCGCCAACTGGGCGGGTTTGCAGTTGAACGATCCGGTTTTGCAAGCGGTCACGGTAGGCAATGTGAGCGCCTATTTGGGGCACGGCAACAACACGACCTCGCTGACGCAGCTTGAGCGCGCTTTGGAGCATTGGGCTGTGCCAGCCGTCGTGCAGTCAGGCCCATTCAACGGCATGACTCCAGCCGCCATCCGAGCCGAATTGGACGCCGGACGCCCGGTCATCATGCTCGTCCATCGCGCCAAGCTCAAGCCGACGTTCTACAACTTCGACGGCTCTCACTTCATCGCTGTCGTCGGCTATGCGCCGGGCTGGATGTTCTACCACGATCCGCTCGGCGTCGATGCGGCTCAAGGCGCGATCATCCCGATGAAGGATGTTGACTTCGAGGCGGCGATCTACGAGACCCCCGGCAACGCTGGACTGCACTATGCGGGCGTGACTGTGGCGTTGCCTGTCGTTGTGCCGCCTAACCCTAAGCCGGATACATCCAAGAGTTTGATTGTCAAAATCACCGGCCCAACTGAAGCGGATGTGGATGTGGTTATGGCGGCGATACGGACGATCATCACGGTATCTGTGACCATCGCCAACAACGAGGCCGAGATTGAACTTGTGTCTGAAACGGACGCGGTGCAGTAGCCGCGTCCGTCTATCGTAAATCGAGTATGGGAGATTGAAGAAAGTGGTACGTGCAAAGTTTCAGGTCACGGAGATCAAAGCGGGTGAAGAAGGTGCGACGGTTTATCTGTCGCCCGTCACCAGCGGCAGCCGGGAAAACGAGCAGTTCTACAAGTGGACACCGGGCGGACAGATCATCCTTTCGACGATCAACTCCGATGCCGCCGCTCAATTCGTCGTCGACGACGAATTCTACGTCGATTTCACTCACGCCGACGCTTAAGCCTAACCTTAACCCCCATCCAGTCTGACCACTAGTTCTCAATCGAATATAGAAGGAGAAAGACATGCGTAAGCATTTCTCGGTTCTGCTGTTGTCTCTATTGTTGGTGTTGATGTTGCTGCTCGTGCCGGCAGCGTTCGCGCAGGAGCAAACGCCGGAAGCCCAGCCTCCGGGTGAGATCGTCAGCATGACCGAAGTCGAGGAAGGCGACACGAGTCTAACAGGCGAGGACGTAGGCTTGGCTGACTCGCCCAGTGATCCCACCATCATTGGTTCGCCGACGGGCGCGGATGCGGAATTGCAAGCAGCGCTGGAACTGATAATCAAGATGGTGTCGGATGTGACGTTCATCCCCGGCGCTGCGGCGCTGGTGATCGCGCTAACGGCTATCCTCAAGCGCTTCCTGCCGATCAACGCGGCCTACATCGCGCTCGGCTTGCAGGTCATTGTCTGGGTGGCGTGGATACTGGTCAAAAACGCCGGATATGAACTGCAATTCCAATCGGTCATTGATTCGCTCACAACTGTTGTCAGTGGGCTTGTTGGACTTGTGCTTTCAACGGCAGCAGCCACCAAAGGTTACAACGCACTCGTTCGAGCTGAAGCGCCAATCTTAGGTGATACGATGGCGGCGATACGGGCGCAGCGCGAATAGTGTTGGTGACCACATGAAGAGCGAAGACCCGGCACTGTGCCGGGTCTTTTTGATTCCTCTGGGTTACCCGAAAGAAGCGCCGTAAAGCCCCTACCTTTAGCTGTGGGGAGTATGTCACGGGGTTCGATCTTGAGGATGCGGGTTCTCGTCGAAGATGCCGCTCAACTTGCAATCTGGGCAGAAACAACCCTCCGGGCATTGAAAAGGCTCTGCACTCAGCCACTCGTATGCGGTTTGACCTGCCCCAACGAAATTGTGCCAGTAGGCGTAGTATTGCGGCGCGATGTAAGATGCGTAGCCGGGTGCAACAAGATCGTGTACGTAGCCGGGCAGCGCTTCGCGGTAGTACATCGGATTAGACTTCTGCATGATCGTTTGCCTCGTTTTCGTTTTAAGGTAGTCGGTTTTGAAAATGGGCTTGTAGGGGCGCGTGGATGACTGCGCGCCCCGATCTGGATTAGCTCTTAGCCAGTTCAGCGAACATGCCGTAGCCGCGCTTGATGGTGCGAGCGCGATCACCGTCGATGATGTTCTGCGCCATCGACTGCGTTGTGCCTCGTCGGTAGGTCTCGAACTCGGCAACCGCGTTCCAGCCGGCCCATGCCGTGCCTTCCGTCGCTACGCCGGATAAGCCCGTGCCTTCGCCTTCATACAGGCGCACGACTGTCGAACGCGCACGAGTCACCCAATCACGGCGGTACTCGTAGGCTTGCAGCACATCGTCCCATTCGCGCTTACGCGGCGAATCAGCGTTCGGACGCTGCGGCAGCTTGTAGAGCGTGTCGGCGATCATCTTCACCTGCACCGTCGTCACAGGCTTGGCCGCCAGAATGTCGTAGGCTTCTTTCATCACTTCCAGCGACATGAGCGCGGCTTGGTAGGTGTCCTTCAGCCAGCGAGCCAGCAGCTTTGATGCGCCCTTGGTGTGGCGAATACGGAAATTGCTTTCGGAGCGCCCAATCGCGGCGCGAAGCGTGTTCGCGCACACGACGCGAATGTTGGCGACGTGGCCAGAAGCGGCTCCAGTGCCGTCCATTGGATTGTTGAGAATCAGGTAGTTATCGACGGCCTCACCGCGCACATCGAAGGTTGGCAGCTTGCCCGTGATGAACAGCGAAGTGCCGCTCCGTAGGAATGCCATCGTTTCAACCGGCAGTGTGACCTGCGAGTCCCACATATTTGCAGCGCTGTACGGCGTGATGAGTTCGTAGTCGCTGCTGACCACGCCGAACTGAACAGCTTTCGGATCTTCCGGCATTCCAGCGCGAACGATGGCGCTGTAGCCGCTCGAAATCTGCTGTCCGTTGTAGTCGTAGCCGAGCGGTACGAGTTCGACCACCGGCTCTCCCATCAGCTTGAGAACATCGCCAGCCGTGCGAGTGCCATCGTCGGTGATGCCCAGCTCGTCGAGCAGGCTGATGTGATGCCACGCCGGAACGTTGCGAGCCGAGTAAAAACGCTTTGACCAGATTTCGTGTGCCATGAGATTTGTTCCTCTCGTGTTTGTCGGTTAGGTTAGATGGTTTTGAAAATGGGCTTGTAGGGGCGCAGCTTGCCACGCCCCTATCGTCGATTAGCTAGGCCAGAAAGCGGCGCATACGGTTGCGCTCGGCTACCGATTGCGTGTCGTAGCCGCCGAGCAGACGAACCTCAACCGGCTCATCGTCGTCTTCTGGCTCCGGCGCGATCTGGCATTCGTAGCACTGGGCATCACCATTGAGTTCGCACTCGCAGGCGCACGTCGGGCAAATGTCCATCTGCTCGTCGTGAAGATCTGCAACGTCTTCGAAGTCGGGCCAATCGAGGATTGCTAACTGTGTGAGGAAAACCATCGTGATATACTCTCCTTGTGGGGCGGCGTCATCTTCCCGGACACCGCCGCCCCGCGAACAATAAAGGTTTTAGTAAGCGGCAGAGGCTACGGCTTCTGCCGTTTGCCATTCTAGGATCAGGTGCTCAAAGCCAAACCAGTGGTTGCGCCACTCCAACAGGATGTCATCCCAAATACGGACGTAGGCATCTTGCCGCACTTCGTCGATCTTCAAAACGACGCCGATATATTCCCGGTAACTGGTCGCAACTGTTACAGTGAGATCCACGACAATGCGCTCAACAACCTCTTCCGGCATGACGTGATCGGCATCATCGGCTTCGTTGAAAAACAGATCACTAAACAGACTTTGGAGGGACATTTTCAAGCTACCTTTCATGTTTACAGTGTAACACACGTCAAGCACGAAAGTCAAGCGGTTATTGCTAATGTTTACAATCTTTGCTATGCTGATAACTATGTCATTTGGAAAGGAGTTTTCTATGGCTTCTCAAAGTCGGATTGCCACTAACCGCATTCCGATCACGCCTGAGCTGCACGAAGAACTGAGGGAGTTTCGGGACGGGCTGAAAGTCAGCTTTAACGAGGCTATCGAATTGATGTTGAGGGAGTTGAAGCAGGAAGACGATGCCTACACTGCCGGGAAGAAGTTGCGTCAGAAAGTAATGAAACAGCAAAAAGTGAGCTAAAAGCAAAACCCGCCGGGGCTTCGTGGCGGGCTTCACAGAGTCATATTTTCGCGGGCTGCGGTCAACAGCCCCTAGCCGATAGGATACCATGAAATGGCAAACCCTGATGGGCAAATTGGCGTTTTTGTACCTTTTGCCTTTATAGGCATTTGCGAAAGTTCCGCAGATGCGATTGTATTATCGACCATACTTCAATGGACGAATATCAACACTGATGACCCACTACCGCAAGGCGTTTGCTGGTACGGTAACCATTTATGGGTTTCGAAAACCCACGAGGAATGGGCCGAGACGATACCCGTTGTTGTCAGCACTTTGGGTATGATTTTCCGCCGCCTAAAGAAGCAGGGGTATATTTTTTCGGAAGCCCACCGCTCGAAGCTGCACAATGATCGCGTGGTAAATTTTGTGCGATTGAATGTGCGGTCTTTACCCTCTCTGGATGGCTACGCCTATCAAGTTCCTGTACGCGAATTGCCAGACGAACTACCCAAACTGTCCAAGCGGGCAAGATTAAAAGCGGGGTGCGTTTATCTTATCCGGTCAGACGTGGGTTACTACAAAATCGGACGCACCGTCAACCCTGATAACCGCATTACCACATTCGCTGTGAAACTGCCCTTCGACGTTGATTATATTTGCGTAATCGAAACGCCGGATATGTATGGGCTAGAACGTGAACTTCACCAGCGCTTTGCCAGTAAGCGCGTCAACGGTGAATGGTTTGCGCTCAACGACGACGATGTGGCGCATATCAAGTCATTGGTGGGGAAACGCGAATGAGTAACGATCCATTCGAGGGCTTCGAGGGATTCGACTATCCCCGCGAAAACTGGTCGAAATTGCCGCATGTGTTTATCGAATATTTCCTGCCAAGAATTGATACGCTGGCGGAATTGAAACTGCTGCTTTATCTCTTGCGACATACGTGGGGCTTTGACGAATACGGCATCCCCAAGCACATTACGACAGATGAGTTTCAATTTGGGCGCAAACGAAGAGATGGCAGTCGATACGACAGCGGCACAGGACTTGGCAATGAAACCGTTCGGCGCGGACTCAAAGCGGCGCTGGCACATAATCTCATTCAGGTTGTGATTGATGACACTGATAAAGGGCGCATTGAAAAGCACTACACTTTACGCATGAAACAGACCCCTCAAGATGAGGGGTCGGCACGTAGACGGCGAGGGGTGCAACCCCCAGCACCGCAGACCGCAACCCCTGCCGCAAGGGAGCGATCAGAGAAAGAAACTCTCGAAAGAAACAGGGAGAAAGAAACTCTCGAAAGAAGCAAGTTCGAGAAAAGAGTGGGGGCGGTTCTCGCAAAACTAACGCGGGCGAAAATTAAGTTCGGCAACACGGACTATCCCGATAGGCGTGTCCTCATCAAAGGCATCATCGAGGAATACGGCTACAAGACCGTTATGATGGCAATACAGGAAGCCGAGCGCGAAAACGCCCAGTGGTGGTCATACGTGGCTATCAAACTCGAAGCGCAGCGTCAAGTTGTACTCACCGGAGAAGACTATATCTCAGGCGCACTTGCCGACTATATCGATCACTAGAGGTAAATATGTACATCGTTTCAGTTATCAATGAAAAAGGCGGCGTCGGAAAAACGACGGTTACAACTCATGTCGGAGCGGGACTAGCGGCTATGGGCTATCGTGTGATGCTGATTGACGCCGATCCGCAGGCACATACGACGTTTACGATGGGCGCGAAAAAATCAGGGCATCTTTATGACCTGCTCGTGCGTGAAGCCAGTTGGAAAGCTGTGTCTGAAGCCGTGAACCCAGCTTATTATGGTGACGACCCGGAAGCAAAGAGCCGACTGTTTCTCGTCGCGTCAAACACTGAGACGCGCAATATCGCTGGAAGCCTTCAAGAAGTTGGCGCTGGCGATACCGTATTGCGTGAACGGTTGATGGAACTAGCAGATGACATCGATGTGGTGCTGATCGACACCAGTCCGTCGCCATCCAACTTCCACGCGATCATCTACATGGCTACTGATGCGATTCTGTATCCAACCGAATTAGAGGCACTTAGCTTCAACGGTTTGGGCGAGAGCCTCCGGCATCTCGCCCGCATCCAGAATCGGCGTATGAACGCAGGCTATGAGATGGCGAAGGTTATGGGCATCGTGCCGATGAAAACTCGGCCCAGACAAGTTGTTCATCAAGCTAACTATGAGCTGCTTTTGGAGCAGTTCAAAACCTACAAGATCTTCGAGCAGGTACAGCAGCGCGCAACATGGTCGGAAGCCAGCAAAGCGAAACAGCTAATTTACACGTATGCTCCTCGCAGCGCGGCGACGAAAGAAGCGTGGCGGCTTGTTCAAGAGGTGAAGGCGAGGTTATCGGCATGAGCAAGCTCAAGCGCATGAGAGAGAACAGCAGCAATCCGTTTGCTGAAGAGGAAACGCCAACGACGAGCAATATCAGAGACTCGGACGGAGATCTCTTTGGCAATACGGCTCAGGCTGAAGCCAAACGTGGTGAACGCCTGAAGAAGTTGTCGATCTTCGACATTGAGCCTGACCCGACACAACCCCGGCGCACTATCCCTTCAGCCGTTCGCAATCTTTGGAATGGCGCGCCGACTATGCTGGGCAGAATGTTTGCCGATTGGGAGTCACTTGCTCAACAGGAATGCGGAAATCAAGCGCCGCTCATCCGGCAACGCCTAGATGGTCAGGAGGTCGAGAGCGACGATTCACTGCCGCCGATCACCGACGCGCTGCTGAAGCTGGTCACACTTGCGATCAGAATCAAACAAGAAGGCTTGACCAATCCGATCACCGTTGTCGAATACGAGCCGAGTCGCTATCGGCTTGTCACTGGCGAACGTCGTTGGTTGGCTCATCATCTGCTGTACGCTTACAGCACCGGCGATAAGCAGTGGTCGAATATCGCCGCACAGGTCGTCAAAAGGACTGACCGATTCGCGCAGGCCAGCGAGAACACGGCTCGCGGCAATCTCAATATGGTTGCCCGAAGTCGGCAGTGGGCATTACTCGTCATGGCACAGCACGAAGCGAGTGGCGAATATCAGTTTGCCCCCTATGGCGAGTTCGAGAAAGATGTGGACTACTATCGGCAGGTTGGCGAACTCGCAGCGCTTGACGCGGCAGCCGTGATGAGTGCCTGTGGTGTACGAAATAAAGCCTCTCTCAGTCAGTATCGGAAGGTGTTGAATCTCTCGCCACAGGACTGGACGAGAGCCGACGATGAGAACTGGGGACGTCGGCAGATTGATGAGCTTTTAGGGGTCATCGAGGAGTCTGATGCTGAGGGAAGGTTTACCGCGGTTAACCCTCCCTCGACTAAGCACAAAAAACGTACAAAGCCAAAAGGCTTCGACGACCACCTAGCGACGTTCATTTCCTCGGCTCGAAAACACAAGGCAAAAGCCAGCGCTGACGAGCGCCGGGCAACCGCTCGACTACTTCGGCAGCTTGCCGACGAGATGGAGCAAGGCTGATGGCTGACGATGATTCGGCTTTGACATTTGAGTTGGAAAATCTAGGCTTCGATCTCTGGAGGGGCTTGATTTTGACTGGTCGGCAGCTTCAGCAAGGGCAGCCCGGTAGGTTAACGGAATTGATTATCGAGTCTCTCAACGAGATGTTTGAGGCCGAGGCAAACAAGTATGGAGTTGATCTGAAGGCGATTCGCGCCGCTGGTGGTGGTACGACAATTGCCGAAGAGAATGTGATTGGCGGCCTGCTGGTCGAGTTTGCATTTAGACTGAAAGGCAAAACCTTCAACCCGGCTGACCCAAAGATATAGAGTTATAGCTAACTCCCCTACTGCTATTTCTGCCTGTTGGAAAGCGCTCCGTCTAAGCTCAGACCGGGCGCTTTTTGTTGTTTATTGCGGTGGGAGAGGGCAGTCGGCGACATAATTGCTGCCATAATTTACGTCGAACAGTTGACCCCGATTTGGGATAAATCGCCGGCCTGATAAATGACCCTCGGAGTAATTTACATCAGCCGTCCGGCGATCACCACCGCGAGCGGTATAGCGATCAGAAGCAGCAGAACAAACATCAACTTTCGTAGGATGCCCAGAGCGCGCACTCCGGGCAGCGGCTCCCCGGCGAGTGCTTCCATGCGCTGACCTTCGTTGTGATAGAGGACATTGGCGATGATACCGGGGATGAAAAACACACAGTACAGTACCATCACGATCACTACCGCGCCGGTGTAGCTTTTCATTCGAGCATTCGAGCGATCAAGATCATACGCAGTATAGCCGCGATTGCTCATGGCGCTCTGATTCGCATAAGCCGATGCAGGCAAGGGCGGCGGAGCCGGGATTACGGATCGTTGGCGTCGTGGTGGAGTAGCAACCTTAGCGAGCTTCGCCAGCCACTTTTGAGCCGTCGGCTCGTCGGGCATTGTCTCTAGCAACGTGCGTGCCTCGCCGTAACGTTTTTCTTGAATGAATTCGCGGGCAGCAAGCAGTTTGGCTTTCGACATATGCTTTGAACCTTAACCCGTTAGCAGATCTATGAACAAGTGTTATTACGGTTTACATCAATTTGGAATTTCATACGGCTGTTCTATAGACAAAAGCGAACATTGGTTCTATTCTTGGTAATATTCTATATGTTAAGGTTCTGTGATCTATGCTTACGGTTTCCGAACTATATATATTAGCATGGTATAGATTACTCAACGATGTCGAGCGCCTCATCGTTCGCTGTGGTATCTACACCGGAGATGCCAGTTTGATTATCTGGTTCTGGAGTGACGGCATCAGCAGCTACCCGCATGATGCCTCTGAGGTCGCCCTTGCGGAAAGCCATCAGCAGCTTCCACTCCTGTGATGTTAGTTCTTTTTCATGTAAGTGTTCGTCGTGTTTATCAACGAGTCCTAGTAACCAGTCGGCTGTTACTTCTAATTCTTCTGCGAGCCGCACCAATACATCGGGACTCGGATCAGCTTTACCATTTTCATATTTGTTAAGCTGGCTTTGACCAGAACCGAGGCGCTCCGCGAGTTCCTCTTGAGTAAGATCGCGGCGTTCGCGTATTGCTTTTAAGCGGTCACCTCTAAATACATTGTTGCGCTTTGTCATTACAGACTCCAGTTGATTACAGAGAGAATAACTTAACTGATTGCTTGACACTATGTTCAAATAAGCATATAATTTTTATGCCTAAATAGGCATTTTTCTTGAGTTGATTTATGTCTACTTAGACATAAAGAAAGGTATCCTAGATGTCCATAAAGAAGGCTCATCGGCTGGAGGAGATCGCGCAAGAACGCGGTGTTTCTGTCGGTGAACTGCTTCCGGCGACCATTGAAAAACATGGCTCGGTGCTTGGGGCTGCTCATGATCTGAAGGTTGCTCCTAACACGATTCACAACTGGCTTGCCAACAACGGGCTTCATGTAGAAACACGGCAGGTTGCGACTGTTGTGCCTCTTAACAAACAGACTATCACGCAAAAGGCCCGTGTGCCGGAATCGCATCCAAATGGCACATAAATCGCAGCAAAACAGCACACAAATCGACTATCGAACAGCAGCACTCGCCGCTTTATCGGCAGTGCTGATCGTCGCTTGGCGGAATGAGCGTCGTCGTCGTCATCACGCCGTAGCCGGCGCGGCTGTTCTTCGTGAACATGCGCGGTCAGGGGGCAACGGTGGGTAGGAAGTACATCGACGGCTACGACAACAAGACCATAGCAAGAGAGGTGCGCGACCTCGTAGAGCGCATCATCGACAGCTCGCTAGACGGCGTGATGGCCAGCATTGAAGGCAACGACGCGGTGGTGCTGAAAAAGTACCGTGACGTGCTGGCAGATGCACGGAAGGTGCAAGAAATTGCCCGCCTGATGGCTGAAGGCGAGCATGAGGCAGCGATGGACATCGTTATGGACACCAATCCATTCATAAAGCCGCAGGAGGACATCGCACATGGACACAAACGCACCGGCAGTTAAGCCGAAACGCAAGTATGTCACCAAGAAAATGCGGGCTGCCCAGAAGCGCGAGGCACGTCGTCAGCGCCGAGCTGAACGGCTAGCAGAAGGGCGTTTCGATACGGATGCCCGGAACATTGCCCACGCTGAAAAGCAGCGTCAGAGCGGTAGCAATCAGCCGCGCCGATGGCCGCTCAACATGGAGCGCTGGGCACCCACACGTCGCCAGCGCTGGCAGGCGAAAACAGAACGCCGTCTCGTTCGAGAACAGGAGCGGGGCACTGTCTCCTAATGAACTACGAAATCGTACTCCGGCCAGTAGTCGGCTGCGCTGACCGCTCGACTGGAAGCCTCTCAGAGCTAGTGATCCATCTCCGCGGATGGTTCCAAGCGCTGAATGATGCGGGCTACGTGATCGTCTACGAAGTCGCTAAATGCGAATGGTCGATCTTACATCCGAACGTGGGCTTGTTGAGTCGTGTCACGCTCGAAGTATCCATCAAGAAAGGCTAGCTATGGCAAAGAAATCCGGTTGCGACGAGATCGAGCTAGGCAAACTGTACGCGAACGCGCAGCAGCGAAACCCCGGCAACTGGCACGGCTTCTGCACGGCGGAGGTTGTGAGCAGCACTGGCGAACGGCGCATCATTCGGATGCGGCAGCCGGAGATCGTGTTCGACCCAGATGAAACGCAGTCGGGTGAGCCTATGCAGGCGGTGGATTTCGTCGGCTTGGAAGAAGCGGCGCGCGTTGTTCGCTCGATTCGTAATCATCAACCACAGCCGGAGTCGGAGCCTGAATCAGCCGTATGGCTGCCGCTTCCCACGCCGCGCATGTTATGGCGCTTCATTGTTTGGTACTGGAGCGTGGTCGCGGAGTGGTTCGATGAGCGCAAATAACGCACCCGAACGACGCCAGCTATTACAGCTCAAGCGCGGCACGAATTCCAATCGCTACAGTCCGCGAGATGGCGGCATGAAGCTCGACAACTACCTGCTTGACCCGCAGCGCAGTCTCACGACGCTCGCCGAATCGCCGCAAACGGCTGTGCCAGCCGGCGCGCTGTCGGGCCGCGGCGCGCCGCTCAACTCAGGAACTAACCGCTCGATCATCGAGCGTGATCGTTCAACTTCGATCAATTCAGTACAGGAGGTCAGAGCAATCGTGAACGTGAAAAAGATCATGGTGAAAAAGGGCATCACGCTCAGTCTGGGCAACTTCGAGAACAAGCGTGTCGACGTGATGATGGAGGCAGAGATTCAAGCTGGCGACCATTGGGACGAGGCAACGGCAGAACTCGCGGCACGGGTTAATTCGGTGCTTATGGCTGAAGCGGAGCCATACCTGAGCTTGATGTGCGATGCACAGCGCGAAGACTGGCTCGTTCGTTTCGGGCAGTTGCCGACGGCGAAGCAGATTGACGAAGGCTTGCAAGAGCAACTTGCAAACAGTGATCCCGGCACGAATCCGGCGGATGGCCCGTACCCCGGCTATCGCGGTGATGATGACGATAAAGATGACGACGGCGAAATCGAGCATCTTCGCGCCGATGACGACGGTATGCCGCCGTCTGTCCGTGTGATCGACGGAGATCTCAACGAAACCCTTCAGTAGCTCCTTTTGCCTTTAACCAAGCACGGGGCGTTTTTAGGACGCCCCATTTTTTCCAAGTTCGATTTTAAGTGAGGATGAGAGACATGCCGATCAAGCGTTTTACAGAAATGAAACCGTTGGGCGCGGGACTTCCGCGTATCGCCAAGCTGTACAAAGGGGATGAGCGGCCCGAAGAAGGCAATCGTCCCGGCAAAGACCTGAACTATTTCCGTATCGAGTTCGAGGAGCCTTACGCGCATCTGCGTCCCGTTTGGGAAATGATGTACGGCAAAGAGCCAGCCGTATTCGAGAACGTGTTTTTCCCTGCACCAACCATCGACGAAGCAATGGAATCGTGGATGGAAGAATGGGTAGCTTCGAAGCGACTGCATCAATGCGACGGCGACGAGCAGCATACTTGGTACAACGCTGAACTCGGCATCCAAAGCACAGCACGTATCCCCTGTGCCAGTCCAGCCTGCAAATGCAAGCACACGGGCCGGCTGAAGCTGTGGATGCCGGATTTCATGCAGGAAGCCGGTGTGTTCGGCTACCTCGCTCTTAACACACACAGCCAGTACGACATCTTGACGCTCGTTGGCTACATGCACGACATCCTACGTCTTCACGGACGACTCGACGGTGTGCCGTTCATTCTTGGCCGCGCACCACGCGAGGTCAGCGTTCCGAAGCCAAATGGCAAGCCCGGTGAGCGCATCAAGGTCAAAAAGTCGCTGCTCTATTTGCGGGTTACAGAGGTATTCGCACGACACATTCTTATTCCTGCGATTGCTGCCGGTGGTGCAATGCCCGCACTTCCAGCGCCGCAACCCGATCAGCTACCAACCAATGTGGCGCGTGAGTTACTTGGCGGCGGAGGCAAGCAGCGTCGTATGGGCGTAGAGCCGCCGACGCAGCAAGGGCAGGGCGAAGAAGCCGAAACGCCAGTTTCGTTCCTCGTCGATCTGACGCGCCGCACGAAATTCCTCGCGTGGGCCAAGACGCAACTCCGGCTAAACGATGCAGACGTTTATAGGGCGTTGAACATCGTCCATGCCATGTCGAATGATGGTGTGGCAATGGGGGATTGGGACGCTTTTGTCGGCAGTGAAAAGCTCGCTATGTCCGCATGTGTCGCAGCCGCAGGCCGCTATGACGCAGATGAGATCAACGCACTGACGAGCAGCTCGGCGCTGAAGCTCAAAGAGGAAACGCGCCACGAACTGTATGAACTCACCTGCGATATTGCCGAACGCTACCAATCACGGGAGGTCGATGAAAGCGACGAGATCCTTGATGCCGAGATTCTTGAGGAAGAGCCGGAAGCATGATCGACGTTTGGGAGCGAGAAGCGCGATTTCTCTCCGAGCGGCTTCTCGAAATGGAACTTGGCGACGAGCTGATATTCGCCAATGGCATGACGGTGAAGCGGAATCGAGGCCGCTTTACCGTCCTTGATCGGGGTGCAGCCCACGACGCTTTCATTGGCCGTTCAACTGCTGACAACGTTGCGGAAGCCGCTAATTCCGTGATCGACCACTTATCTTCGCTGCGCGGCGAAGCAGATCGGCGGCTGCCATGAACGATACGGCTAACGATTGTCTACGGGATCGGGTACTGGCTACACATCTGATGGTACTGGGGCATCGGCGCAAGCTGCGCGCTGGTCGCGCTGTCGTCTATCGGGGTCGCCACAGCTTCGTCATTCTCGGCCCCGACGGCAGTACGCGGATTATGCGGGTTGGCCATCGGTTGGGTGAGTGCCGGAATTGGCTCAGTGCTGCCGAATGGGTTGTGAACGAACTTAACTGGTGGGGGTGGCTGTGAGCGAAATAGTGATGGATGCGTTTGAGGTCATTGAGCAGGCGGCCAAAGCAGGCGATGACATTTGGGAAATGGCTATCGGGGCAGGGCTTCAGGCGCATGAAGATATGGATACCGGACGCTGGCTCATCGGTGATCTTTCCCTTCTTGTAAGCAAGCAATACGGCGAACACCGCATTGAAGATTTCGCCAAAAGCATCAAGGTCGAGGTCGGGCGAGCGAAGGAATATCGGACAGTGTGCCGGTTCTGGAGAAAATCGGTACGTACCGATTTTCTGGCAGATCGCCCGAATGTGACCTATTCGCACCTGCGAATCGCCATGCGCTTGAAGATGCTGGAGAAGGCGATGGATTTCATTGAGGAGTGCAGCGATAGCGACTGGACAGCGGAATTTGCCCGCCTCGAACTGAATAGGCGGCTCGGCAAACCTGTTCCGCCGCCGCGAGTATTGGATGCTCAGGCAAATCTAAGACTCATCGACTCGAAGACCTTCACCCTGACACTTGAAGCCCTGTCCTTCATCGTTGGCGATGGGCTAGGCATCGTTGATGGTAAGAGCGTTCGCATCGTCATGTACGAGCTGTCGAAGGATGAAAACGATGCTGTTTAATGAGAAACAGTACCAACCGCAGCGTTTGCGGGAGTATCAGGAAAAGGCCGTCGCTGCTATTCAACACGCATGGGACTCTGGCGATCCTGCACCGCTCGCAGCGCTGGCAACCGGCGCTGGCAAAACCACCATTCTGGCCCAGCTTCTCGTTGAGACCGTGACACCGATGATTCATCGTGCGCTGGTCGTTGGTCATACTGAGGAGATCGTGACCCAGCTTCACGAGCGGGTTATCAACCAGTTCGGCGGAGAACTCAACCACTACTTCGGCGACGATTTCGCACCCGGCATCGGCATCGTGATGGCTGAACAGGATGCCGCCGATGCGCGTATTGTGGTGGCGACACGTCAGTCCCTCCATAAGAAACGACTGGCGAAGCTGCTCGAACACGGCGCTTTCGATATTCTGATTATCGACGAAGCACATCACGCACTCGCCGATAACAGCTACGGAAGCATCAAAGAAACGCTGACCGAAGCAAACCCGCTTTTGCGAACAGCAGGTTTCACCGCTACGCCGAAGCGCACAGACAAAGAAGCGCTGGGCAGCTTGTTCACATCGATCTGCTATCAATGGCTGATTCCTGAAGGGGTTGGCTCCGGCTATCTCGTACCAGCTACCCGGCTGAAGGTCAGCACAAAAGTCGATGTCAGCGATTTAAGAACACAGAAGGGCGATTACGAGCAGAGCAAGCTGATCTCGGCTCTCGACACTGCTAACTGGCGCGACCTGTGCGTGAATGCCTATCAGCAGTACATCGCGCCTTCTAACCGCATGGCATTAGCGTTCCTTCCCAATGTAGCGATGAGCCAGAATTTCGCGGCAGCGCTGCGGGAGATCGGGGTGGCAGCCGCGCACATCGACGGCGAGACACCCAAAGAGGAGCGGCGGCGTATCCTCGCGCAGTATGCAGCGGGCGAGATCCGCATCATCTCTAACTGCATGGTCTTTACCGAGGGCTTCGATTCACCTCAAACCAGCGCAATTTTATTGGCGCGTCCGACACGGCAGTCCACTTTATTTACGCAAATCATCGGGCGTGGTCTACGTCCATATCCCGGCAAACACGACTGCCTGATCGTCGATATGACAGTGGTGGACACAAAGGCTTTGGAGGTCGGAACTCTGTTGGGGCGGTTGATCTCATGCCCGGAGTGCAAAGTCGAGTTCTACGCAGCGTTGAAGTGCTGCCCACAGTGTGGCGCGGAACGCAAGATCAGCCTCCGCGAAGCCTACGAGCGCGATCTGTTCGTTGGCGATGAGAACGGCGGTAGCAAACCCGGTCAAGGTCTGTTCGCCGATTATCAGCCGATGTTCGAGAAGGCGTTTGCAGCGTGGTATCGCGGGGCAGATGGTTTCTTCTCCTGTACGTTGAGTTTCGAAGATGGCGCGCTGGTGATCGTGCCGCCGCTGCAAGACAACCTCTACCGCCTCGTGCATGTCCCCAAGATCAAAGACGCACCTTCGCAAGTGTTGGCGCGCAATGATGACCTAACGGCGCTGATGTTGGACGCCGACGAGCAGGTGCAGCAGCGATCCGAAGCCAGCATTACACAGAAAGATGCGTTCTGGCGCGGAGATCCGCCGTCGCCAGCGCAGATCAATTTATTGAGCAAGTTGGGGGTAGTCATACCCGATGGTTTATCGAAGGGTGCGGCGAGTCAGTTGATAACGCATACGCTGGCTGTGCGCCGCTTGGTCATGGAGTAAAAGCGTGAGTTCAAAGATTCTGCCGAACACATTTATGAGTTTTAACCTCTACGTCGATGTGGCGATGGAACTGCTCACACCGGAAGAATACACGGTGCTTTCATACGCGACCCGTCATATCCTCGGCTGGCAGGATAAGGTCAACAAACGACGTGGATTTATCAGCCTAACGATGTTTGAAGGTGGCTTCAGCACTGGTGAGGGGACTCACTTCGGTGGTACTGGACTAGGCCGCGCCACGTTGCTCAAGGCGCTGGATGGACTGACACAGGCGAATTTGCTAGTCAAAATCGGTGAGCCGACAGCTGATGGACAAGAGTGGGAACTCGGTGAAGAAATTCGTTGGGACTATTTACTTGCCCGTCAAGCGGCTAAAGACGAGCAGAATCGGCTTAAAACCGAAAAGGCGCGTAGTACCCGAAAAGCCCGCCAAGTGGTTAGTCCCACAAACCAGCAGGTGGTTAGTCCCACAAACCAGCAGGTGGTTAGTCCCACAAACCAGCAGCGGTTAGTCCCACAAACCAGTGCTGGTTTGTCGCACAAACTGAATCAAAGACATCTTCAAAGACACCTTCAAAACCATATTGCGCCTACCGGCGCACCGGCTTCTTCCATCACAGACGAAACGGGACTATATCCTTGCACATCAGCCGACATAGTGGCTCTCATCGGCGCATGGTGGGACTGGACACCGCGTCGGCCAACGAAACGCGGGCAGGTCATTGAGTCAAAGCAGCATTTTGCTAATAAGACCAACCGCGAATACGCGCAGAACCTCGTCCAGCGCGGGGTGCTGCCTGCCGACTTCATTCGCTGCTTGGGCGAGATTCGCAACGATGAGAACTCGCGCCTGCACGATAAGGAGATGACCTTCTGCTATGCCGGGGAAGTCGTCGAGGAGTGGGTGCAGGAAGATCGCGCAGAGAACTGGTACACCGAAGATGCGCCGCGCATCACGCCGCGTAAGCCGGATGTCGCGGTCAATATGGGCGAGATCGGCGAGGGCGATAACCTGCTGGAGCGGCTCGCCAATGACCCGACTGTGATCGTCGATGTTCCTGCGCCGTACATCTCCCCACATGAAGCGAGTGAAGCTGAAGACGATGAGAGCGGCGAATTCTCTGCCGACGATGCCACACTGCTGGCGGAACTGGGGCTGCCGCTATGAACAACCAAACAACATTGGCACAGCGGGCGAATCTCCCGCCTTACAGTCAAGAAGCTGAAGAAGCGGTCATCGGCGCGATCATCAGTAATCCCGGAGCGCTGCATGATGTCGCCGCGTTCTTGGAGTCTAAGGGCTTTTATCTGCTACGCCATCAGCACATTTGGAACGCGCTGATTCGTCTCGACGAACGCGGCGAACCGATTGATTTGCTGACCGTCAGCGAAGAACTTAAGAACATGGGCGTATTGGACGAGATCGGCAGCGTTGCTTATCTGATGCAGCTCGTCAACAACACGCCGACCTCGATACATGCGGAGGCTTACGGGCAGCTCGTCGTTCGCACCGCGATCCGTCGGCACATGCTCCGGGTAGGCGACGAAATTAAAGCGCTGGCACTGAATGGCGAAATCACCATCCAGCAAGCCTATCTGGAAGGCTTGCAGCGTTACGATGCTATTCAAGTGCATGACCGCCAGCAGTTCCTACCCGGCTCACTCTCGATCCAAAGCTACGATGAGACGCTCGAAGACCTTATCAGACGCAATCGGGCTGGCGAAATGCTCGGCTATCCGCTTCCGCCTGCGTTGAAACGATTGTCTGAAGCGCTTCCGGTGCTGCTGCCCGGACATCTGGTCGTCGTGTCCGGGACTTCGGGCAGCGGCAAATCGGCGCTGATGGAGCAGCTCGCGGAGTGGTACGCCAGTCTCGGTTTGTTGTGCTATTACGCGCATACCGAAATGAGTACCAACGATTTGCTGCACCGCCGCATGGCGCGACATTCGGGCATTCCATTTCATCTGCTGGCGACTGGCAGCATCCAAGACGCTCAGTATCCGACGCTGCTCGATGCTGATGTGGAGATCAAGAAGTTCACGACCAACATCGCCTATCACTGGCTGCCGGATGTGGAGTTCTCGGTACTGGCGACTCAGATGCGCCGTGCTGCCGAGCATGGCGTGAAGATCTTCTTCCTCGATCACTTTCAGGATGTGAAGCCGCCTTCAAAGGGGACAAGCGATGTTCGCGCTTTCGAGGAAATGTGCGTGTGGCTGAACGCCTTCGCCGAGCATCGTCATGTGCTGGTGATCGTCGCCAGTCAGCAAAACCAGCGCGGCGATACCAAGTGGACGAAAAAGCTCACCGAAAAAGCGAGCGTTTGGATCGGTGTCAAGCGCGAACGGCTGCTCGGCGAGTACGTCTACACGCATGAGGGTGTTGAAGTCCGGGCGCAAAAAGGTGAGGACACGCCTGTCGTCGATGTGTCGATCAACAAAGCGCGTTTCGGCAAGAAGGCGAAGCTCAAGATGATTTATCACGGGCCGCGCTTCATGTACCTCGATATGTCGCAGGTGAAGCTGCCGAAACCAATCAGCATCGAGAGCGGCAAGATCATTCCGATGGATG